ATGACAGTGATCTTACCAGCCGCACCAGTCGTAGCGTCGTAAGTACCAATATAAGAAATGTTAGCACGAACGAGATCCCCTTGACCATTAAGACCCAACTCATACGTGTCTTTGATGGCCACGGGGAGGTCGAACTTGACATCAGCTGAGGCTCCGTTAGATGCCTGGATCTTGATGGCCTGCGCTGTAATAGCCTTGAAACCGTCATAATCAGTTCGGCTGTCGAAGTCTCGACCGACATTCAAGCTGACACTGCGCTCACCAAACCTGATGAACTCGGCACCAGTATCGCCACAGAGCCGAAACTCCGCTGAAGCCGAATCATCAATAGTAAGGGTGAACGTATCAACATCACAAACATCGGTGCCTGTAGGAATCTCAACATCGTACATACCCTTACCAAACGGCACATCAGTAGGCCAGGTCGCAGTAGGAAGAGACTGTACAGCTTCATTCCTACCAACAATACCATGACGCACCTGGAGGATACCGTTGTCTAGGGAGTACTCAGAGACACCAACAACACAACCAACGTATCCAAAGACGATACCGTTGCGCACCACCGTGATGGACAACGTACGACCAGTGGTCGGCATAGCACCGTGACCAGGAGTCCACGTGTAGGTCCAAGGCCCCGTACCTGTCTTAACTACAGCACCCCGACTAGCATAGAGGAAGTAAGGCAGGACAGTAGGGTACACACACGCCATGAGGTCGCCTGCAGGGTTCTCATCACCACGCACAGTACCAAGAACGTCCGCAATGCCGCGGATGTCCCTACGCTGGTACTTAGCCGCGTTATACTGCAGCGACTCACTCTTAATCGGAACATACTTAGTGGGTGCCGTATAGGTGCCAGCAACGGCCTCAAAAGCAATACCCACAAAGCCCGTAGCGCCAATTCCGGCAACCACTAGCTTTCCTCCTTATCGTCCGTGGGCTGGTCATCCGCGGCCCGTGTCTCTACTTTCACAGGGGCGTAGAGAGAGGATTCCTCAGAGATTTGACTAGTCTCTGGTTCCTCTTCGATTCTGTGAATCTGAGCGTCCGGGTTCCCGAGGGTTAAGTCCTCTTTGAGGTTCTCAACCTCATAGCTACTACCGTTTCGAAAGACACCGTAGGGCGGAACCTCAATTTCATCATCCTTGGGTCTGTTCGGAAGGTAGACGTGAAGTTTCGCCACTAGGTCTCCTCCACAAGTGGTGTATGAGTAAAAGCTGTTAGGATAAGGCGATTCGCTCGCATCATCCTATCACTTTTTAGTACATACCCATGTTCGGCTGAATCAGTAAACGCTGAAGTGACGATGCCACCAAGTAGGTTGCCCCCCATAAGGTAGGACATAGCCTCTTTGTTGAGAAAGTCCTCAATGTCCTCGGTAGTATCGTCACACTCGTCTTGAACAGTCTGTGTATCGGTACCGGTATGATAAACTATGATAGACACCTTGATGGTGTTTAGTGTTCTCATACCAGTCCCGTTTAACTCTCTAACTACTAGAGCTGGCTCAACACATACCATAGGCACCTGAGGAATTAGCTGCTGGTCACCATAGTGAACCTGTTTTACACCCACACCAAAGGCTTCTTTGTTGTCATTGATAAGTTGAATTACCTTCTTAGCTATAACTGTGCCTTTGTATGTAGGCGTAGGTGTTGACATCAGATCACTACTCCAGCTCTAAGTGCACGCTCTTCGATCCACTCGAAGAAGATTTCTTCAATATCGTTAGCATCTTCGGTTTGGATCAGAGCCCACTCTCTAGCCGGGAAGCCTGGCTGATCAGCACTCTCAGCTGTACCGAATTGGTGATACGCCCCATAGATAACGTCGCCAAGTCTTTCAGGAGAGATTGAAGCTTCTCCAGCAACACCATCGATATGCCAAAAGTTAATCTGTCCTGCCTTGCGACGTAGCTTACCAGAGCGAATCAGAGGGGCACTGGGATCGCTAGCACCTTTTCGACTCTTCTCAGCAATAGTAATGTCGCTTAGAGGGATCCAAGCAGGCCTACCACCAACATCAAAGTTCTTCTTCAACGAAGGCGCTAGGACTTGCCTTACGGATCGAAGTAAGGGCTCACGAAACGATCGAATGTCTAGTCCGAAGGTTTCGAATGAGGCAGCTAAGATAACAGGTTCAGGCTCGAAGTCAATTTCAAGGAATTGAACTCCTGACCTCTCTCCTGTGAATCCTGATCCCCCTACGGGCAGCATAGACATTAGAAGACCTTCTGCATATCGAACGCTCGTGCAGCTGCACCCTCAGCGTTGGGGTCTTCGAACCACAAATCGGTAGCAGCTTGTGTTGGCCAGAAAGCTGGTGTTCCTTCCTCAGGTGTATCAGCCGACGGGTCTGTGCCAGGAATCTCTAGCAATCCTTCAGCTAGCCCGTCAACCAATGACATAGCTCGGCCCTCGAGCCAGTCACAGTAATTAGCAATTCCATCATCCTCACTAATGGATTTCCTCAGGGTATATGAGGCAACCAGCATAGTGAGAATGTCGAGTACCATCTGTGGAGTGTTCGAATCATTAGTCCACAGATCAACGTCGTACCTACGTGAGAGCTTGCTGAAGACAGTATTTACAGCAGCAGACACTTGCTCGTCTGCGATCTCCTCTATACCGTACTTGCTAACCTGTAACCAACCCTGGGCATCAGCAGCAGTGACGTAGGTCATCAGTTATCTCCCTACTGAGTAGGTTGCGACGGCTGAACTTCTCCAACGTTCGAAGTCTCAGTACTCGCAGCCTCTGAGCTTTTCTGAGCTTCCTCAGCTTCCTTCGCAGCGATTCGCTTCTGAAGCTCAGCAACCTCAGCCTTCAGCTCGTCATTTTCCTTCTGAGTGTCCTCAGCAACCTTCGCTCGAGCGTAAGCATTAGCCACATCTGCGTCAACAGTGCTGCTCTGAGCCTTCAAAGCCTCGAGCTGCTCCTTAAGGTGTTGATTCTCCTCAGCAAGAGCAGAAGCAACCTCAGCACCTTGTTCCGGAGTCTGAGTCCGATCATAGAGAGCCACAGACCCATTGGCAAGCATTTCTTCGAGCTGTTCCTTGCTGAACTTATTGGTAACATCAGTACCTGCTGGGTAGTAGACGACCTCGTCTTCCTCCAGCGCCTTGATGTCTGTATAGGCGTAGGCCCTAGCCATAACTTCTCCGTTCTACGTGTATGGACGCCAAACGTTAGTCTGTGTACCTGTCGTTCTTCGTGCTACGTCAGTACCACCATTAAGAGCTATACGCGTACTATCACTGTTGACTACAGCTAGTCCAAGGTTGTTTTGGTCAGTGATAGACGTAACCTTTGCAGCACGCCAGCGAGGCACAATAGCCCCTGACGCTGGAGCAAGATAGGACACCATATCACCTAGCTTGACAACATACGCGTTAGCCATGGTGTCAACCGACTACACGAAGGCCGCGTCGACAGCCTGCTTGATCAGGTACCCAGCGAAGCTCTTGCTGGAACCGTCCACAGCAATGAACTTGTGCTGGTACCGTCGACGCACTCGGATGATATCTGACGTACGACGCTGCTCACGCCAACGGTCAGTGATCTGACGCCCACCACCAGGGAAGGTCCACACGAACTCATACATGAACGCAGGGACCTTAAGGCCTGCACGAGGTGGCACATAGGCCATAACAACGTCCTTGCCCCACAGGTAGCCCAAAGCCTCAGTCTGACCCATACGGGCGGAGTTAAAACCAACCCCAGGCACGATGATCTGATCGATCATGAACATGCGGCTGATGAGCTCAGGCGTAACAACTCCGGCCTGCGAGTACTTGATCCGCTCAATGAAGTCCGGATGGTCTTCAAGAGCTGACATCACCAAGTAAGGGATGATAGCCTTGTTGGGATGAAGGAAGAGTCCTGAATGAATCTTCCGTCGACCCTTCTTGAAGTCACCAATCGGATCAGAGGTCGCATAGTCGTCCCACGTAAGAGGGTCGGCCAAGGTCACCGAGTAGCCCGTAGCATAGCTAGCAGTAGCCTGCACCAGATCTCGGATTGCAATCTCACGAGCGAGAAGCAACTTTGAAGTAACAAGTTCGGTACCATCTCGGTCGGGCGACGCGGGCGAGTCTGCATTCTCACGCTCTTCGTCAGTGACTGCAATCTGCAGAGCGTGCTCCACAGCAAAGTAAGGCACAGTCGAAAGAGTGAGGCCAGGAATCTCATTCGCCTCAGTACCCGGAGCACGAACATCACCGCCCGGCTCAAGGACCCATCCTTCTCGACCATGCACGTAGTACAGGTCAGACTGCTTTCGGACAGGAACCGCTGGCGCCAAGTTTTCACCCACGAACTCACCATTGGGGAACCCAACGGAGATGTTCGTAAGCGCCACATCAATGTGGATCGGGCTGCCGCCCCTGGGATCGTAAACTGCCATTTGTAGTCTCGCTCCTACTTAAGAGACGGCGGTGTTGTAGGTAGCACCAATGGAAAGGAACACATCAACGTGGTCGCCCGCGTTGGCAGCAGCCTGCAGGGCAATACCAACCTGGTTGGTAAGTCCAACAGCAGCTGGAGCTGGAACAACTCGCCCAGCGTTGTCAGTAGCCACCCGAGCACCGATAGTAATCGCTGCTCCAGCAATACAACGGCTGATACCAGCGATACGCACGTCGACGATACGACCGTTGGTAGCATCGCCCGAGGTCACCTCTTCTTGGCAGATACCAAGAGCAGGATCGCTGGCAGCATTGCACTGGGTAACAACTTCAGAGGCTCCGAGCTCGACGGCGCGGTACTTGCCAATAGCGCCTCCAGCCTTGAACCCCTTATCGAGAACGTAGTTCGCACCTGCCATTGGTTGCTACTCCTTGAAAGAGAAGGACTGCTCGCGGTACTGATCATACAACGCTGGCTGTTCGGCACCAACACGCTCAACAGCGTCAGCGTAAGTCATATCCTTGTTTTCAGACAGCAACTTCTTGACTTCATTCTCGAATCGAGAAGCAACGTCACCATCACCACCACTGGCATCAGTACGGCCAGCCTCACCGAGCTCCACTACAGCACCGCCCTTAAGCACCTGCTCAGCGAAAGCAATCACTCGGTCTTCAACTTCCTTAGGCACTCCAGCACACAGCTCACTCAGCTGCTTATGTGCAGCGGGAGCCAGACGCTTGTTACCATCAATCAAACGCCCCAGACGAAGCTCAGTCTCAGCAAGACGATTCGACGTCTCAAGAGCGGCCAGGCGCTTGCTGTTGGTCTCACGCTCATCAAGCAGAAGCTTGACAACGGGGTTGCTCTCTGCCAGCTTCTTAAGCTCACCCTCACTCAGAACTGACACAAGCTCAGGCTCGGGAGCCGGAGGCTCTGTGGGCGGAGCAGGAGGAGGCGCTGGCGGAGCATTCTCATCTCCACTACCACCTTCACTACCGTCGGCATCGGCGCTAGCATCACTGTCAGAGGCCTTCACTGCAGCCTCAGTAATAAGCTGCTGCAGGGCTTCATCGGTCGTCTTGTCATCAAACGTGACGCCCAACCCCTTTGCAGTAGTCTCAAGGAACGCTCGGTTCATATCTCCTCCGGTTTTAGTCAACTCTGAAAGATTGAGGGGGACCATGTCCTTGAGATACGGTCGGTTAGTGATCCCACCGCCAAACAGAACGTCCCTAATCTTCTGCCCAGTCTGAGGATGTTCCCAAACGTCCTTGAACTCGGGCGAGAAGTACTTGTACGCCTTTTCCTTGATCTTAGCTGCAGCCGTCTTAGTCCACTCAACGAAGAGCCACAAGCCATTAGATCGAGTTTCAGCTCTTCGAACCCATCCAGCAGCTTCGCCATGGTACGACTTATGATCGTAATCAATGTCTAAATCTTGACCACGAACACGAGCATTGACGTTGGCCGACAGTCTCTGAACCTTGTCCAGCGTGAAACTCATCTTACCATAAATTGGGTGGCTCCACTCGCCTAGTGGCATGGCATGTATCCACTGAGAGGTGCCATCCTCCTCGAACTGTAGGCCCTCAAGCTCGATCCAGTACCCGAAGGACTGAAATTGGGCCCCTTGGTTCTGGCTGTCTAGCTTCGGTGCCATAGACGTACCTTTCATTGATCTTATTATAACTTATTCAACAAGTGAGGGCAAGATGGCAATTTAATTGCCTAGTGAGTCACTTTAAGTTTCAGCCACTCGGCCAGCCTCAATGGAGTCGTAACTAACCTCACTGTTCGAGGAGAAGTGAGCCGCAATCAGTCCAACATAACCAGGACCAGTAGGCACAGTAGCTCCAACAACTCGGTTAAGATCCCAGGTTCGAGCCCACTGAGACTCCCACGGTGGAGGGCCACCAGGCTCACGACCTGATCCAGTACCGTACGCATCACCGACATCGGCCCAGAATCGGGCCTGCATGTAACCTCCAGGGAGCAAGCGCGTTTCAACCCAGAAGGGCGAGATCTTAGAAATTGTACCTGCACCAGCAGAAGCATCGTCTGCAGCGGACTGTAGCCAGCTAATCTGGGCAGTAAAGGGGTTCACACCTGTGACAGGGAACCTAGGTCCGTCGTAAGTGTTGTCAGTACCGTCTACAGTGATCCAGTCACCGGTCTGGTAAGGATGGCCCGTAGCCAAACCGACACTTGTAACAACGCCACTAACTCGAGCTGCATCAGTGAACGTACGTGCTCGGGAAACAGTGCTGAACGTTTCCTTACCCAACAGCGTCATTGTACCAGTACCGCACGACGCATCATTAGCAGCTGTCTGTGCAAACTGGATAGACGTGTCATTCACCTGAGTCAACGCGAACGTACCATCGTAGGTGTTGTCGGTGGCATCCACCACAACATAGTCCCCAACCTTCCAACGAGAAGCCATTCCCGTAGGGAAGCCTGTAAGCGTAACCACGTTGGAGGTACGACTACCATCAGTAAAAGCATCGCTGTCTCTTACTGGAGCTTGTTGAACAACAAAGCCAGACCCATCAGGGTTAGACTCCCAAACTCCACAAAGGAAGTTTCCAAACCCAAAGTCCCACACAGTAGCTGCACGAATCTTACTATCCGACCCAACCTGCAGGGCATGCATGTGCCCATGCTCAATTGTACCATCAGCAGGAGGTCGAGAAGCCCAACGCGAACGAAGTCGCGAGTAAGACGTCGATGGAAAGTCCGGCAACTGCCAAGCCTCACGACGGTTGGACTGAGTACCAGTACCTCCAACACCCCTAACCTTCAACTGCCCATGTTCCATAGTGAGGGCACTGTCAGGACAGTTGGCATCAGAAGTGAAGAACCAACGGGTCCATCGTGAAGGGGTACCTCCGCGAAGCAAAGGCGTCCAAGTACCTGGAATAAGGGACAGGTCAGTACTAGAAGGTACGACAACAGGAGGACTCGTGAGAATCTGATCCACACGGTACGGTCCACCAGACGCAGGCACCGTAATGTAGTCAGTGAATGCAAAGTTCGGACCCTCAATGATCCGTCTATACACTGTATTCGCTGGAGTGATTTCACTATTAGGCTTCAAGTTCATACTCCACGCAGCACTACCATCCAGCTGGACCGTACGTGGACTAACAATAGTAGTTCCAGACGTTGCGTGGAAGCCCTTAACGACGTTGGCACCGTCATACAATGCTACCGACACATTCACTTGCCCAGTAGCGTTGGCTAGGGCTGCTCCAGGCAGGTTGACTGTCTCGTTGACCGTAGTCATCACGTAATCCTTATCTGTCCGACTTTTTCTACTGCCAAACCTACCTTGATACGCACATCATAATCACCAACTGCTAGGTCGACAGCCCCAAGACCTATCACAGGAGTCTCTGCGACAGCCTTCCAAAGGCTGGACCTAAGCTGTTCAGCACTATCTGTGACCCAGGAGCCATCATGCCAAGTAGTAGGCTGCGCTCCCGAACTACTAAAAGCCCACGAAACCGCTTGCGACGTAGGGTTGAGGTCAGAGGTAACGGAACACAACAACTTTTCCTCTGACGATCTATCGATCTCGATTGTCATGTTGCCCTCCGCAGCGTACCTAACAACAACCCCTTAGTGAGTCGTCCTGTCTGAGTTCGTCTATATAACTGCGCTGCTAGAATAGCTGGCCTAGGAATAATTAAGGCATAAACAGTTCCCACTTCACTAAGCATGCCTACTAAAGTTAGGCCAGCTAACATCCCCTGCTCTGAAAGCACTCCAACTGTCAAATTCTTAGCCTGTGCAACTGCCGCGACCGTGCCAGTCCCGCTCACAAGAGCGACTGTGACGTTTACAAGCTTGCTAACACCTGATAGAGTGCCAGTTCCACTGATACCTGCCACAGGAACATTGACACTCTTAGTGACAGCGTTAAGGGTATCAGTTTCAGTAATTGCTCCTACAGTCTGATTAACAGACTTTGTAACAGAAGCAATTGTACCGTCACCAGTAATAGCCCCAACAGTTTGGTTGACAGACTTAGTAACTACACTAACTGTATCAGTCTCAGTAATAAGGAGACTGACTTCAGCTACAGCAAGAGCAATGATGCAACAATCTTCGCTTGTCTGAGTCCAACCAATGGTAGCGTCCCCACCAGTTGGATTAGTAGTTAAACGAATGAAACTAGCAACCATGTTACCAGCGTCATACTCCAACAACTCAGTACAGTCCGCTGCAGGGTTCACACCAGTAACCGCACCAGCACCACTGAAGTTGACACCACACACAAAAGCTGTACGACCTGTAGGTATCTGCAAGGTAACACTAGGATTAGTAATCGAATCGCTCTGTAGAACGTCCCAGTCAACAACTTCACAATCCGCAGCAGCTGTTAGGGTAATAGCAACTGCACGTTTGCTAGCACCTGCTCCAGGAGTATCAACCAATACTGTTTGAGCTCCCGTGGGTATACCAGACCCTTTGAAGTAAGCATAAACAGCAGCGGGTTCAACTGAAGTCTTAAGTAACTGACCTACAAGGTCTAAAGCCAGAGCGCCGTAGCTGTTAGCATCTACCTGATCTGTGCCGTCCTCATACTGACTAGTCAAGACAATAGCAGCTCTTGGTGTACCAGAAGGCGTATGCGTCCAGGAACGATCACCCGTTCCTGCTGATACATTACTTACGACATCAAGAGCTACGGTCACTAGTCAACCTACGAAGCAGTGAAGACCGGGTCAGGGAAGGTAATTGTCACAGTTTCAGCAATACCTGCAGTGACAAAGTCCCAAATACCACAGAACTCGATAGCTGAGTCAGCTGATCCAGAAGCTGGTCTATAGAAACACCCAACTCGAGACCAAGCAGTACCTGAAGCAGTGAGTGTCCAAGACTGAGCAGGGAGAGTAAACTTGTTCACATCTCCCGTATCATCGGTTGTACGCGTGGCTAGATCCGCAGCAACAAGTACCTTACGTGCGTATCCAGTCTGTACACTCTCAGCTAGAGCCAAAGCCTCAACACTTGACAGGAAATCAGCATCTCGTAAGTTGGCGTCAGTCTCAGTTCCAGTAAAAGCTGCAATAATGAAAGCACAACCTGTAGGAACGTTGGCCTTCACGTTGTCATACAACTGTACCCAACGCCCTTTAGCGAAGTTGGCCTGCAAGTTACCCATCTACCTACCCACCTGATTGGTCGTTCCCAGCGGCCTGGCCGGGCATTGGTCGTTGATTTGCTGCTTGTGCCTGTCTAGGCGGCCCAACTCGAGCCGATCCAGGCTTCTGTGGCGTAGAAGCCTCTCGTCGAGTCGTAGGATCAGCCATCGGAGCATCCATGATCTCACGGCTCCATGACTCAAGGTCGTCGTCTACCTGAACAATACCAGCTCCAACAAGGTTCCGAAGCGCAAAGGAGATCGTCCGAGCCTCTTGGGTGTCGCCCAATCTCCTAACCTTAAGCTCGGGATAACGCTCAATGCCCCAGTTAGCTTGCACCAAGTACGGAATACAATACTTATTGTATACACCACATACCAAATCAGCAATATACCGAGCTGACTTGTAGAACAAATCCATCATCGTCTGCGCGTCACCTTCAGCAGAAGCATAAGCCGCCTGCGCAAGCACGTTCTGGAAGATCATTTCCGTATGATGACGAGCACTCTCCAACGCATCAACACGCTGTCCTTCGAGCTTTGCGAACAAAATCTCCCAGTTTGGAGGCAAAACTACGTGAGCCTTCTCATTCGTCCGTAAGTTCGCCCCAAGTTCATTCGCTAACGTGAGGTCAGAAGGACTGAATCCAGGAGGCAACTTGATAATAGGAATACCGATCCCGTGCCGTTCCTTCTGAATTGCATCAATCTTGTAGAGGTTCTCCTTGAAGTACCAATGCTTGTATGCACTACGGTACAGCGAAATACCTCGAGGATCGCCTCCCTCTCCATCAAACGTAAAGACAGCGAGCTTGTGGATCGGGATCTCTACAGGTCTTTCGTCATACATCACTACTGACTGCGGCCCACCGTTACTATCATAGTTCCACTCAATAACGTCAAGCGGGTGTCTACAAGCCAACTTCTTGTACACCACACGTGGAACACCCTCTATGAGCTTGAGGTCGTACACCTTCTCGAACATGTAGTAACCGAAGTCGAGCATCAACAACGCTTCCCACAACATTTGCACCCACGTATAGGTCGGGTACTCAGTCAAACACTGCTGAATAAACCTTGCAATCTTTCGGTCTTCATCGTTCGTATCGTACTGATGTGGCTGCACGTACCAAGTCGCGCCAGTAATAGGTGTCTTCAAGATCCTTGCCGAAGCTCTAACCGTAGCATCTGATCTACGCATACGGTCGTACTTCATCAACCCAAGCCTACCAATTAGCTCAGGGTTGTACTCCTCACGGTGGAACGCCGACCAACCAGAGACCCCACTACGCCCAAGCTCAACACCCATCTGAATATCTTTAACGTCAGGGTCAGCCAACGCAATCGTATTCTGTGGCACCTCTACCACTACGATCGCATCTTCACCAACATCCACTAACTCAACACGACCACTAGCAAACATCTGGTGTAAGTCTACCTGTGCCCCATAATCTTCCACCCCGGTGCGTGTCTTCACTCTCACAGGGGAGTAATGTGGTTGTGGCTCTGCGTCCGTGGCCGCGTGAGTTTCGACATGCTCAGGTGTCACGTGCAGCAGAGCAGTCGTACGATCTAACTCTTCTCGGAGAGAACTCACGCTACCCTTAAGTTCTAGGTTTTGCTTATAGGTCTCAAGGAAATCCAACCTAGAACTCCTTACTCGTAGTGAAGAACCCTGCCCCGCCATTGTTAGGAACTAAGAGCCCTAAGTCATCTTTTGGTTGGCTAAACTTTGGTGGCGCCGTCCACACTTCATCGAGATGGTGTCTGCAGCCGAGCACAAAGATATGCATCAAGCCATACCGGATAGCGTCCATGGCGTGGTCATCGTGCTTTTGTGGCCCGTCCTTAGGGTCACGTGGGTTCAACGTGTTCCGAGTCATTTGCTGGGCTCGGTAGTTGTTGAACTCCCTAATTGTATTCGGACACTGGTGCGCGACCGTGAGCCTAGGCATCTCTAGTGGCGTGCCGTACTCATCGATCTCATCAACCTTGCGGAGCTTTAAAAACGTCTTAACTAGATCAATCCCTTGGCGTACATTCTCCTTGGCCTCTGGCATAGCCAGACAACCAACGAGCTCCTCACTGACAGTGACAGCTGCAGCAGGGTCAGCAGCATCGCCGAAGGCCATGTCTAAATGGTAGCCTGGAGGCTGCTCACGCTCGCGGAGCTGCTTCAAGTGCTCACCAAGTGTTAAGTAAGACTTGTAGTGCTCACGCCAAACATACACATTGTCCCACGGATCAATCTGGAACTCGATCGCAGCCAGTGGGTGCGAGTAGCCCCAGTCAAAAGCAATGTAGTTAGGCCACATTGGGTTGAACGTGTGGGGCCTTACATGCACGTCCTCCTGGAACTCACCATAGATCTTACCCACAAACGCTGTGAAGTCCGCGACGATCTCCTGCTGGAACCAATCGTCACTAGTCGTGGCCCGAATCAGTTTGATCTCTTCATCCTCGACGCCTCCTGGGTACACGAAGGGGTTCTCCCAACTCGGGAACCTCCATGACTGGTACTCAGGCATCGCAGGGTTAATACCAAACTGCCACAACTTGTACAGCCAGTTCTGTCCTTCCGGTGTAGTAGGGAACGTTGCCCATCCCCTATAGTCAGCTAGCGCTGCCCTAATGTAACGCTCCCACGTATCAGACCTATGCTTCGCAGCCTCAGACATAATGACACCGTGCAGCCCCTCACCAACCAGGTTCTCCGGGTGCTCAGCCGATCTGACTTCTACACGTGTCCGCCACGGGAACTCTATGTACATGTCCCCAGACTTCTTGTTGTAAGCCTTACGTACCCGCTTGTCCTTACCCAACTGCTGCTTGACAATAAGGTCATCCCAAATAACTCTAAACTCTTTTTCGCCTAGATCATAAGTTGGACCTACAATCCAGTACCAGCGCCGTGGAATCATAAGCTCGGGCTCAAGGTCGCGGGCTGCCATAGTGCTCTTACCGAAACGTCTACCACAGCAGGCCACCTTGAACCTTGCCTCAGACATGTGGTATTCCATCTGACGCTTATGGGGCTTATAGCCTATGGTTTGAAAAAACCGGCCCTTGTCTAACACCCTCACAGGAGCACAGACTCTCTCTGTTGTTGAGTCGCGGCCTAGTAGCCCCGACGCCCGCCTCGACGACCTTTGCCCTTACCTTTAGCCATACTAGCTCCTCCACCTAACACGCCACGACACATACTTAACTGGTAAAGTATCTGTTGTTTGGATACACTACACTTCTATAAGTTAACTAGACCAGAAACTAAAGTGCTTACCTGTGGCTTTGATCGTGGTAGCTGGCCCGACGTCGTCCACAATTCTACTAGTACGTGCAGTCCGTAGGCTCACAAGCTCAAGCTTAAGACCACTGACCGTACCTGGGCCCAACACCTTAGCGTCCCAAGTGTGCCCACGACTATCACGATAAACCACAGTCCTGAACCCTGCTGTTGGGACGTTAGTAGCTCTAACAGTCTTCAAGGCCATAAGGTTGTTAGTCCTCCTCGCTAGAGCCACTACCACTATCGACGTTGATGTCGATTAGATTGTTTTGTTCTTCTTGCCAAGCAACACACTTGCTGAGCAGCTTCTCTAGCGGGTCACCTTCTTGGCCACTGAGGTCGCCGTCCTTACCAGAGGCCCCCAGGTTACGTTCGATAATGTACTTTGAAGCATCGAAACGCATCTTCTCAGTTTCGCCACCTTGCGCAAGGAGTGTGACCGTTCGTACAGCGTAAGGAAGTGCTTCGCGAAGCAAACGATGAGCCTGAGTGCGTTCGTCCTCATCGTAGAGGTGACGCTCCTCAGCCATCGCTCTCATGGCTGCGTTGGCTTCAGATGTTTGATCTTGCCCCTGGTTATGTTGTGAAGCCAAAGGATCATCGTTTCCCATGACCTAATTATACTATATTCCAAAGATGAAAGCAAGTAGGCAATCTAATTGCCTAAAAGGTATTTTTTAGCTACTATGTAAAGACCTAAGCTTACTTAATTGGATATCATGATATTCCTTCTTACTCCAAAATCACTATAGTCTTCGGATAACATGTATCAGACTCTTACTCCAAAAGAGCCGTAGGCACTAACATCGCGCTCTGTTTTGAAATATAATATAGTTATTAAGAAGTACGGAAAAGGCACCTTGACAATTTAATAGGACGTTTCTGCTTGAAGCCAGCCGGTAAGTTCGGTTACTAACAAGGAGAAACTCAATGAGCCTCACCTCACCTCAGTTGCTTACTCGTGAAGAGCAAGAGGCCCTCGTGGGCGATAGCACCTACACTACTCAGCCGTGCCCGGAAGGGTACGTCAAGGGTACGGAGGTCGCTAAGACCCTCAACGAGGCCCTCAAGGCCGTGGGTATCGAGCATGAGGGTCAGGGTGGCTTGATCAAGCCCCAGATGGTGTACAACTACGCCAACAAAGGCTACATCAAGACCGACGCCTACCCTCACATCCCCGAGCAAGAAGCTCAGAAGTGGATCGAAGCCCAGTTCCACAAGCGGTGTGTCGCCAACAACATCCATGCCGACGAGAACGAAGACATGGACGTCGAAGACACCGAAGAGCAGGAAGTCTAATTAACTACCGCAGGAACGTCCTATTAAGTTGTCAAGAGCAAGGGAGCCACACCCCAATGAAACTTCGCAATAGCTTGTTCGCTGGCCTGCTTGCAGGCTTCACTGCCGTTGCTACCGGATGGGTAGCTCACGACATCTGGAACCATGGACCCCACTGCCCTACCGAGGACAGTTGTACAGTAGACTACCACGATGGTACGTGGGAGATCATCGAAGTTACCCCGTAGCCTCACAAGGTGACTTAGCATGTTTCATACCAGAAAGGGTCCTACGGGGCCCTTTTTGTTGTCCTTAAGCTTAAAAAACATGTTTAAGACCTTTGGACCCGTTTAAGGCTAACTGAGATCACAGGAAAAAGCGGCAAAGAGGCTGAGATACACTGAAAAATCCTCAAAGTGATTCTGTGGATCTCTTTCCCACCCGCGGGAGGGAGCATCTAGCCTCAGGATTCACCGTGCTATTTAAAAATACTAAGATACTAGGTGGGTACGACGTTCGCTAGACTTAGGAGTGTCCTTATATTTATATTTATATATATATATTAAATATATTTATATATATATATATTTTTATAGTTGATTAGAGACGCAAAGGACGCAAAATGACTCCCCCCAAAACACAATCAAATCTTCGATTTCCTAGGACCTTATAAAAAAGTTATATATATTTACATGATGGAAGCATCTGGATAACATAGCCAAGCTAACAATATGTTATATAAGGTTACAGACCAGGAGAACCCTGTAAACTAAGATTTTTTTTTTGATAGCTTGGCGCTTATCATATAGGTAAACTAAAAAACATTTGGATGCCTACGTGCCGTCAACCTATGTTTTAATATATAATTAAGGGGACACATAGGATAAATATAAATTTAACCCAGCGGCGCCTCGCAGCCAATCGACCAGTGAAAGGGTTTGCTTTAGAGCAAGATGTATAAAATGAGTAACCAAAATCAACAAGAAAACACAAGAAAACAAAATAACCAACCTACGTTCGCAACTACATTAACGAACAGGAGCAAAAGGTTCACTTTTCAGTTTGAAACACCACTACAACGTGCAGCTTTTGGGGAGTACTCAGCACTCCAAGGTAGAAGTATAGGTGCACAACTCCGGTGGATGATCACCCAAGAACTTATAAACAACCAAAATAACGACCAAAATAACGTTGACGAAGAACAGCAAGAAAACTTAACAACCAGCATTGACGAAGAAACGTTGGTTGAAGACCGAGTGATCACTACCAACTTCGACGTTACTGAACAAAAACAAAGTAACCAAGATCAACAACCACAATCACAACCAATGAACGACGAAGATATAGCCTTCGTAGCAGCACTAAAAGCTAAACACAATTTAACCTAAAAACAATAAAATGACCTAAATTTGCTGGCGTGCGACCAGCCGCTAACCTATTATATAATAAAGTCAAGCAAGAAAACTACAAAAACGGTGTAGCAAGGGGGTGCTTTAGGTAATGGGCTTAACAATACCAACCCTAAAGTCACAAAAGGCTTACTATAAGACAACGCTACCTAGACCAAGCGCCACACAAAGTAAACACTATAAGACTAGCCCTATTAAATTCAAGCAAAGTACGTACTACGGTTTGTCGCTATTTTACCAAGCGCAAGTAGAAAACAAAAAGTACAACCGCAGCGAACTAGATAGGGTTTACTTATATGTCTAATAAACGTGAAGTTAACGACCAACAGCAGGGTAACATTGATGTTAACGAACAGGCGGAGTGTGTCCAACTAGAACACTGGTTGGCACAACGGCTTACGTATAAAAACATTCAAAAGTCTAAGGCTAGTAATAGTAGTGACCCAGCCTACGTTAAGGCTAGTAACTATATTACTAAGATCGATGCCAGGTGTAGTGCGAGCACTTTTGCATTACTAATGGCCAATAGCTTACGCACTGAGCTAAACAAACACAACTAGGCTTAAGGACCACCTATGGCCCCTGTGAGAGTATACCTCGTGGGCGGTTTGACAAGTAAAACCCAAAATACAACAGAGGCTAACTTAGCTTACTGTAGGAAGTATTCTCGGAGAGTAGAGCGTGGCAGTGCTATTAGGACCACGCTAGCGCTTATATGTCTAGCTGTAGGTTTATTAACGTTTAATAACGCAGAGCAAGACAACAACCAGTCAGAGTATTACATTGAAACGAAGCCACCAGTTTACGGGCCAACAAACCCGACAACCACAACAAGTGAGGTAAGTTACCATGGGTAACAATAATGGCAACGAAGCCAGTCTTGGTGTATACACGCATAGTGGTAGTAGTAAGAACTTTGAGAAGTTTAGTCGACAAAATGAAGCTGGCCGTGTCGAAACCGAATACGTCCACAAAAGTCATTTTGGCAGTAATAGCGACAACGTGCCCCAGGAAATCGAAGTGGTAATCAAATGGGGTAACAACAACTGATACTTAACTAGTTAAGTAAGTGTACACTAAAACCTAATAGGGTAGGTTTAAGGTTAGCAGCTTGTTCGAGTCAAGCGTACACACTATGTATCCAACAGCAGTACACAATGAGTAAGGGGGTGGGTAGCAACACTATGAAGCACCAAACACACGTGAGGCGAGAGCTAACACCAGGGTGGCACAGTATCGAGTATAGAGTAACTTGTTTGCACCCAGGATGTAAATATGTTGAAAAGGCTGCAACGCAGGACGAAGCTACACGTAGGGGTAAGCACCACGAGAAGTACCCATACAAGTACAAGGGTAACTAGTGGACAACAATAGTAATGAGTATTATACGCCAGGTGAGCTTGCACAAAAAGCTGGCTGTAGACCACAAATGATCTACAATTATATGCGTAGTGGCAAGCTACCATACGGAACAACAGAAATAAATACTGAGTCGAATTTAGGCGCCACACTTAACAATGGTGTAGTAGAGCGTTATGTGATACCGAAAGAGGCCGCAGAGCGTTGGCTTGCAGAGTACTTAAAAAGAAAGGCACTAAAAGCTTACAAACAAACGTAAATAGTAACAAGAGGGTTAACGACCTTATGGTACACAAGACGAAAGCGGAGCAAAGATTAGCTAACTACCGCACAAAGCGTAATAGTAGTAAGAAGCACAGTGTTACGAAGTGGGAAAAGTTTTTGATCAAGCGTGCCAAGGAAAGCAGGCAACAAAACAATGTCTAAGGTAGCGCTTAAGTGTAACCCGAAGACGCATAAGGTCGTTTATGGCGACCAAGGGCCAGAAGTGATCAGGCTGAAGAAGGAAACCAAGCGGCTTGAGCGCCTTGTGGCTGAGCTTGATAGTCGTAAGCAGTACACAGTGACTCGCAGCGTAATTGCCACCCGAGCGTCTGAAGAGCACAATACGCCACGCAGCTTCGAAGTCCAAAGTTTTACGTTTGTGGCCAACAACGGTGCAGATGCTAGTGACTACGCTGACCGACTCAAGTTCAACCGCGAGCGCGAACTTGGCCACCATACCACTGTTCGCTAAAATAAGTTAACCCAAGGAGAATAACTGTGACTACAAGTACCCAGAGCAAGGCCAAGGGACAATTGAAGGAGATCGAGTTCACGTTTAAGGTTAAGATGAAGCCGCGTCTGACCAGTAGGCCTTACAGCGTGCGTGCCCTCGAAAGTAGCGTGCGACGAGCGCTCCGCGAAGACTACGACGATCGCGACCTCAAGAGCGTCAAGGTCGTCGACGTCATCGAGAACTACTAACAATCCTAGGTGCCACGTAGCCTAGAAAAATACAACTACTGACCCATCTGGGCTCCTGTGAGATAAAAAACACGGACCGCGTTTGCCTAGTCGGTTAGCTGCCAGTTCGAGTCTGGCCAAACGCACTATACCTAAAACAGATAAGAAGTGCCTGAATCATAAGTGTGTCCAAGTAGGTCACATAGTTAATACTAAGCTTCTCTTTTGCGAGGCTTGTGAAAAGAGACTTTACGAAGTTCTCGATTACTACAAAGTGAGGTAGTAGTAACGTTGCCTAAAACAAAGAAGCCAACAAGACCATACAGGTTTGAGGCAGGAACACTAAACACAGTAACGAAGCAAGACTTCGCTTCACGTACCTGGAACCAAATGCGTGGCGTGCCACTATATCCGTGGGGTAACGACTTCGCACTAGCTATAACGTCCGCATGTAACTCTTTTGTTGCTGAGCATAGGTTCTTACCTAAGGTCGAGGACCTAACTATTGTCATTAAGTTTACGCCTTATGATATGCAAGTGAACGTTATCTCAGACCCAACAGGAGACGAGGATGGCTAAGGGTAATATAAACGTTGTTATCAAAGTTGATATTGACACTACAAACCTAAGAAAGGCTTTACAAGCATTTGTAGAGACACTTGAACCAACAACTACCCATGAGTGTGACAATAAAGGACCTCTTGGTGCCTGTTCACATTGTGGGGAGCTTTGAAAACGGGCTGCGTGATGGTACTGGCCCAGTGGCGCCAGAACCGTGCTTGGCGCCGGGAACAGAAGCGGCTGCAACGCCGGTATGCAGAAACCGCCCGCGTCGGCGTATACGTCGTCTTCGACGACATTCAAGACCCACCGGACGAACTACCCCCGTCGGCCGCCATCGCCAGGCCCGCCAACAAGCCCTTACATGTTAGAAGAATACGAAAGGTAAGATGATGGAACTTAGTTGGCAGCTCACACTGATTATCTGTGTAGCCATGGTCATTGGGTTTGTAGCTTTCTTAGTTTGGATTGACTCATGAAGCATAAACTGCTAGCGTTAGTGATTGCTATTTTTGGGCTTATTGTCCCTACTGCTTGCGGTGGTGAGAACTGTAAGCTAGTAGATGGTGTTGAAGTCTGTTGCGATAGCAACCAAGCTATGGATGGGGACGGCCGATGCATTCCCCGCAAATAAAGTGTAAGGTCTTTAAAGTAGTAGAGGCTGGTCACTTGGAGATGCATGAAGTGTTAGACCATGTGACCACGAACAGGGAAGCTTACAAAGATTTGCTGTGCACATTGATGCTTGGCGAAACTGGTGCGATGCACATTCGAGGCGTTAAGTACCTACTGGAGCCTGAGTGACCGCGTATCGTATAAGCAGACTTACAGGTGCATGTACACGTGAGCAGCAATGTATCGTAGAGGCATACAAAGAAGACAAGGACCTTGAAGCTTGGGAAAATCATAAGGAGGTGACACGCGAAGCACTAGAAGCTGTCTGGCTTACCAATAAGACTGAGACTGAGTTCTTGAAGGACTTAATCGACGACTTAGACGGGATCGACCGCAGTGACCTTGGATGACATCGAATGGCCAGACACTGATTTGGAAGTCACCGCGCGCGTGTCAGTAGCTCACAGGAGCGAACGAACTGGGTTCACTTTTGTAGAGCAACTAAAGTACAGTAGATACAAGAAGTGGAGCTTAACTAAGAAAGTATTATGGTGGTTTAGCTTCTTACTGAGTTTACTCTGGGCCGCGATATTCGGAGTAGTAGGATTATTGTTGTGTATAACTATAGTCCTAGCGCCTTTAGGTTTAGTTTTAATGTTGGCAGCTGGTGCGCCTAGCACTGCCTTGATCGGGAAGGTAATTGAATGCCGTTCGTTAAAGTAACAGTAGCTGTTGAAGGTACGGACCCAGTAGAGTATAAAACAGTAGCAGTTAACACAGCAAACATTGTTTACTTTGAACGTGAAGAAGGCGTAAGTATGAGAACTTTTCTATACTTTACAGACGACACAGGACTCACGTGTGAGGAAGACTTCGAGACCGTATTTCGTGATACCTGGCTTGCGGAGGACCAATAATGAAGTAAGGCACTTTTGGAGCTAGGCAATTTAATTGCCATCTTGCTTTTAATAGGGTACCTGTGATATAATTTAATTCAAAGCTGTAGTAGCTTAGGTTGAAAAGACACCAGAAAGGTTAAAAACAAACCAATGTCAACTTTCGATATTGATGAAGTAGTTGAAGGTGAGCCCGAGGGCAACACCGATACTGATAGTGGTAGTGATACGTTCGAGGTCGAGGAGCTTTCAGACGAAGTTCCTACTGACCAGCCAGCGGCTGCTTCTACGTCTAAGAAGGATGAGGAGCCTGACAATACTGATTACATGTTTGATGCTTCGCCGCGTCCACGTGGACCTAAGGGTGAGAGCAAGCCTAAGGGTGAGAGCACTCCTCGCGTGGAGATCCCCGAAGGTTGGTGCACGCCTACTCAGCTCGTCCACGTTCTCAAGGACCGTGCTATTGTCAAGCTGAAGCCCCAGGCTATGTACGGCTTCGTCAAGACTGGTAAAGGCTTCCCGTGGAAGTACCATGTCGACGGCCGATACATCGTGCCTATCGAGGACGAGGCTGCCCAGGCTGCTGGTGAAACGTTGGCCAACGGTGCTAGTGAGATTGGTGCCGTGTCGTGGGTCATCAAGCACTACGAGCGACGTGCCCAGCGTGACGCAGAGAAGGCTGCCAAGGCCGCTGCCCAGCTTGAAGCTTCCACTGACTCCAACAGCGATGCTCAGCCCCAGGTTGAGGGTGAGAGCGAGACTGTGGACTTTCAGTCTTAACGATTGTCAATCAGGCATGGCATGGTAGTGGATGTAGCTCAGTGGTAGAGCAGATATGCGACCCAGGTTCGATTCCTGGCATCCACACGAAGGTTAGACTTACTACTCTGTTCACCTTCCGTGCGACACTGAGGCTGCCAAGTAGGTCTAACCTTCACGTAGGAGTAGTACAACATGGAAGTATGCTTCCTCAAACTTTCTGGGACAATTTTGGGAAGTGATCCTGGTTCGAGTCCAGGCTCCTGCACTACATAGGCTGAGTAGTATGCTCGTCGGGTCCAATCCCCTTGCTCCCCGGCTCGCAGCAGTGATGTTGGTTGGTCGTGTGGCGCGTGCTTCCACATCAGGACTACTCAGCCTATGTTTTTACAGAGTTGTTATCCGACCTCGAAAACACGAAAGGTAGGTTATGAGTGAAGCCGAAGACCTAACCACAACTAGTGAAATTGAGGCAGAGCCTGAAGACGAAGTTGTACCACTGCCTACAGAGTTCGACGACTACAAGATGCCTAAGCTGTGGGAACATTGTAATACGATCTACAAAGCTATGGCAGCAGAAGCAGTTGAACGAACTGAGGGGCTACTCTGGACTGGTTCGTTGGTAGCTTTGTTTGAGACCGTAGGCTTAGGTATGGCCTACTACACACCAGTCACAAAGAAGCTGACTGCGATGCACTGCTGCAGGCAGTTACGTCGAGGTGGTGGCCCACAGCCTTCTGAGTGGTTGCTACTGACAGAGCCTACGCGAGCTGCTTACTTAAGCTCTGAAGACGTAAGAGTGAAGTCACGTTCGAAGAACTCTCGCGATGTGCTGGGACAACAAATTCGGGACCTACAAAAACGTCTATCAGTCCTAGAGGCTACTGCCAGAGAACAACGATGGCCAATCTAACTTAGAGGTGGTAGTCGATGGAACTCGAAGAGTTCGTACTTGATATGCATGAGAAGGTTCAAGAGTTTCGATCGTTCTGGTTAACGATGTATGAGAAGGAGCCTGAGAACTACCCCCTAGAGATGAACTCAGGTGACTGGTACGAGCAATTCTTTCATAGCCTATACTAAAGGAGGACTAATTGAGTGAGGTCACTGTTGTAGAGGCTTCGAAGTGTCCTAAGTGTGGGACACAGGGAGTACTCTCTAAGACCGAGCATACTAAAGACGATGCAGGTGCACCATGTGACGTAGCGGTGTACTTGTGTGACAACGAAGGGTGTACTTGGTATAAGACGGGCTGGGTGGTTCAGTCGGACGAGCGAGGTAAGGTCTACCAGAGAGATCAGGGTGAACGTGGACAGGACAAGACTTTTGAGAAGCCGACACCGGACTTCTTCGCCCGTGGTCGCAGAATCGTTGAGGATGTCATCAGAGAGGACGCCGAGGGTCAACGGAACAGCAACCAAGGCTAGCTCAGAACTGAACACTAACCAAGTTTGGATCGTGTTTAGGTACCACTGGGTAGGCGGCCGAGGCATCCACGGTCTCTACAACAACGAGCAGTTTGCCAAGGACGTTGCAGCAGAACTCAAGCGTGGCGGTCGTGTAGCTGACACTAGTATCGAGTCGCACGTAGTGCACCAGGCCTCAAAGGTTGTCGATGGCTCTTAAACGTTGCACCAATGTAATCTGTTATCTCAAAGGCACTCAAGTCGACACTGAAGAGTCTAAGTGCATTGCTTGCAAACGTGTACTCAAAGACGATGCTGGCCCATTCCTAGAACAAGTTAGTGACAAAAATATGCGTGACCTATTCGGACGTTAAACATTTCAAAAATATCGAGGCCGCGGGCCACCAAAACTCTCCTGTGAGATGAAAGCCACGGGCCCGGTTTGACTAGTAGAGAGACGAGTGATGAAGGCTGACGTTAAGAGATACGTTCCCGACACATTTGGTAAGAAGGACCCCAAGCTTGAGATTTACAAGGACGCAGACGTAGGGATCTACGATAAGAAGTGCCTGCTGCATGGTAAGGACGGAGTAGAGGTCGCCTCAGGACAACTGTACTCGATGAGTACTCCGCCTGATGGACATACCTATACGTTCTTCGTTCGTGTTGATTGTGTCTCCAGCGGCGTTGATACTTGTGGGTATGTTCGTCGTGAGTGTTGGTATGTGACGGTGAAGTAGTGGAGACTCTAACACCTGAGCAAGAAGAACAATCTATTGTAAGACGAGCTCTTGTGGTGCTAGCGTTTGTAGCAAGTCTTGCAGTTGGAGGTGTCGGAGGAGCGTTTTGGAAGATTCATACTATTGAGAACAAGCTAGACGACCCTGTAGCTGTACTGCAAGATGGTGCACCTGTTTGGGTATACGACTACGACAAAGAGTTGTGGTTCTGTACAAGTAGCATTGACTGTCCTGACAAGGAAGGTCACACTACAGAAGAGCTGTTGGAGGACTAATGCCAGCTGTAGCTAGTAAAGGCAAGCCCACCATGCTGTACATGGGTGAGGGTAAGGTTTGGGTTACACCTAGTAAGTCACGGCCTGATCACAAGCATGTTACGGTATACAACCCTGAGAACAACTTCCAGAGTTGTACATGTGAAGGGTTCATCTATCGGCATAAGTGTTGGCATATCGATGAGATCCGAGAGGACAACGTCGACGAAGACTTCGAGGTAAGTCTATGAAAGTATATCACATCGACACCTTTGCACCTGACTGTACTATTGTCAGCTTTGAACTCGGCAAGCCTAGAGACCTTATCAGTGAGTATGATGGGTTTACGTTCCACAGTTTTGAAGCCTTACGCCTCGAACTGTGTCAGCGCCTTCGTAACACGATCAGTGAGTGTGACGACGCTATTGCGAAGATTCTTAACCTTAGTTGTGAAGGCGTTAAGGACATTTCACAACCAACTAAGCCTAGGAGTCAGGCCCGTTTCTCTCTAGAAGAGTTCGGGAATAGTTTCGAGGAACTAGCATGAAGTGGTTGCGTAGAGTAGCAATGCTAGCAACCTTAGGGTTTGTTAGTTTTGGTACCTCTGGGTGTCACGTTGATGCATACAATGTGTGTTTGTTTACGCGTGAGACACCCGACGATAAGATCATCTGGAGTGCTTGGGGTCACGACTCTAGCGTTACACAGTATGACCACTATCGTTGTGTATCTAGGAACTTCTTAGTGTCAGAGAACCCTATCAAGGTGTGGTGCGTATACGAGGTGCCTCTTGGTGATGGTTCTATCGGATTCGCTAAGCTGAGTAACTGTTGGTGGTAAAGGGAGAAAACAATGAATCGTCGTTTGGTTAAGATCCTTGGTAGTCTAGGACTAATCGGTATTCCGTTTGCCCTTGGTGCTTGTCATGTACACCCAGATGTAGTCTGCGGGTACACTAAGCCGCACCAGTCATACGAGGTTACATCGGCTGAGTGGGGTCGTGACCCTGTCTGGGATGCTGAAGGTGTAGATCACTACCGCTGCGAATCGCAATATCCTGGTAATCCGAGTAGGTTCGACCTCTGGTGCGTCTATGAGAAGCCTGATGATCAGTTCCTCGTCGTTGAAAACTGTTTCTGGTAAAGGTGTAACATGAAGGTATGTGAGTTAGCAGAACTACTTTATCGTCTCGACCCAGAAGCACAATTCGTAGATACACACGACGACCCAATCACAGGTCTTGATGTTCGTACACACCAAGTTAGGATCTTTACGGAAGATCCGTATAGCGACATTGTAACACAGTACTCCAAGTTACTCCTGCTCGAGACAACTGTAAGACAACGGTACTTCAACGAATTGAACGGTATTCCTTTAGAAGTGATTAGGGACTACGTTGAGGAGCACACGTGAGGGTAAGGAACTATAGTCTATGGACCAACTAGTAAGTACGCCTTTGTGGCCACATCAGGCTGAGCAGGTAGCTAGACTGGAGGAAGAACCAAGGATCTTAAACGGTTGGCAGATGGGAACAGGTAAGACATTATTTGCTGTCGAGAGGGACCTAAGACTGCGTCTTGCTGAGTACCACGGACCGACTCTCGTAGTAGCTCCAATGAACACTCACGAGTCTTGGGCTACTACCTTTAAGAACAATACTGACCTACGTGTCAGAGTAGTTGATCGTAAGGCAAGGGAACGTCTAGTACGTAACAACCACAAGTACGGTGATGCAGATGTCTATATCGTGCACTACGATGTACTAAGGCTGATGCCGGAGCTTATCAACTTCTTCGGTCATGGGATCTTCGACGAGTGTCACAAACTCAAGAGCAGAGGGACAAAGCAAACTAAGGCAGCTAAGAAGTTAGGTATACCATTCCTAACTGATATGTCTGGTAGTCCTGTAACAGATCGACCCCAGGACATCTGGAGTGTTCTTAACCACCTCAAACCTAAGACGTACTCTAGCTACTGGAAGTTCTATCATAGGTACGTTGACTATGAGATTCTGTATCCTCAAAGCTATCATAAAGTACTCGGACCTAGTGACGCTTGGCTAAGAGAGGGACTACCTAACCTTAAGGAGTTCTTCACTAGAGTACTCAAAGAGGATGTACTTCCAGACCTACCCCCAAAGACCTATACACAGGTACACGTCGACCTAACACCACAGCAACGTAAGCAATACGAAGAGATGAAGCGTGATATGCTTACGTGGCTAGAGAACAACTGGTACACAGATGATGAACCAGAGCCTCTAGCAGCAAGGGCTGTCATTGCCCAGTTACAACGTCTCCAGATGTTTGCTCTCGGAACAGCTTACTTCAATTCTGTAGGCAAGCTCGTACTGCAAGACCCATCTAGTAAGGTCGATGCAGTGATGGAGATTCTGGAGGACAATCCTGATGAACAGTTTGTCATTTTCACTAACTTCAAGGGTCCCCTTCGAATCCTACGAGAGCGGTTCGACAAAATTGGAATCACTTACGGAAGTTTCACTGGAGATGACAGTCAACCTAGACGTGAAGCAGCTAAGCGGGCCTTCATTGAAGGACGAAAGCGTTGTTTACTTGGAACCATTAGTTCGGGAGGTGTTGGCGTCGATGGTCTACAACATGCATCATGCAATGTTATCTTCCTCGACCGGAATTGGAGTCCAGCAGTCAATGAGCAGGCCGAGGATCGTCTCCATCGAGGTGGACAAACTAGAACCGTTCAAGTCATTGACGTCATCGCAAGAGACACAGTTGACGGCGGCCGATTGCAACGACTCGAGTTGAAGAAATCATGGATCAAGAAGATGCTGGGCGATGGCCTGTAAGCTTACTACTGTTTGCTTCGGGATTAATGACAAACTTAACCTCTGAAAGGTGGGCACAGAAAGTTATAGTAGTCATAGCACTCGTATTAGTGGGTGCAATGTTATTGTTAAGAGCATTGCACGCTATTGATAAGGGGATTGAAATTGTTGACAAAGACAGAGATCGTAGGCGAGGTAGTAGAGATACTTAAACAGATTTGTAGAGCGGCCTTGTTCGCAACTACTCTGATCGGTTGTGCTATATTTGTCATGTGTGTAGCGAGCACAGACTATGCGCATCTAGCACCACTTGTCTTAGTAGGTACTGTACTCTTATTCGTATGTGCTTGCATAGTTAACGATCACGAGAAGCAACCTGATAGCCGTAGGAAGCTCACCTAATGGAAGACCTACTTAGAGAACAAGCAGCAGCTATGCGTGAGATGGCTGCAGGACTAATCTCACAAGCAGATGAACTTGACTCTGTAGCTAACGCTCTCGAAGGTAACGTCATCCTTGTCACTGAAGAAGACGTCAACCGAATGATGGGTGACTACACTCGGCAACCACCGACAACCACAACGCCGGTGAGAAAAGAACACGGGACGCGAGTTGATCCATTTGAGAGAGCTGACTACGTCTTCCATATGAGACCTCATCTTAATGTGATGCAGATGCGTCAGGACGCTCTAGTGTTGGTTAGGTCCGGAAAAGTAGTAGACATCATCCACTACCCGAGTGGGGAGAGGGAACGATTGAGACCATCATAGGAACATTAGTAGGGGTAATTATGTTCCTACTAACAGTTCTACTAGTATTGTTATTCAAATTGTACAAACTAATATGGAGGCGAGAAGGTGATAGTGGCAGCAATATTGTTGATCTTGGTTCGCGTCGTAATATTCATAGTGTTCCTATTGAGGACGACAGTGATCCCGAGTATGATAGGGTTCGTACAAGGCTTCAGGAAGGGAATGAAGTCAGGGCCCAAGCGAAGCTTAGGGAGATCAGAGCCATTATCGAGGGAGCGACTGGGTGGTCCAACATCACAGCGGAGATCCTAGAGGTTCTTGATTCATGACCAAGCGAGCAATCGATACACGACTACATAAATGGGAAGGACGAAGTGGCTGTCCAGGGCCACCTAGAAGGTTTCCTTTCAGGTTAGGTGAGGTTCGACTAACTAAAGAGCAGTCGGAATTCATTATCGAGCAAGCTAAGGCTAGTAACACATCACAGGCGGAAGTAGTTCGTAGGGCGATAGACGGACTAAGGAGCAGGGCAGTTGATCTTTGTGACGTACCTACCACAAGATGAGTACTTCGATTATCGTATTCATAGCGACGATCGAAAAGGTCACTACGCGGGGCGTGTCATTCATCTCACAGGAGAGGAAATGTGTAGTGTAGCCCAGCAATTTGAGACACTACGTTATAGTGAGGGGACGCGAGAGGATGACTAGCGCAATAATTAGGACAAGTGATAGAAGCCAGTTCCGTAGGTGCCGTCAGAAGTGGGACTTTACATCTAAGATTCGACAGGACTGGGAGTATGTACCTGGAGTCGAACCTTTAGACTTTGGTATAGGAATCCACGCAGGGGCAGACACTTACTACAAGCCTGAGACGTGGAGAGGTACAGCTGCACAACGTCGTGTAGTAGAGTACGAGTCGACGCTTTCGTTCCTGACGCATATGCATGATTGGAGAAAGCGCCTCAAGAGATCTGAGCAGTGGGAAAGTCAGAAGGCAAGATGGGAAGAACTTGTCGTTCTAGGTTTAGGTATGCTTGAGCATTACTTCAAGTGGGCCCCAAAGAACGATAAGTTCAAACCTGTCAAGTCTGAGATCGAGTTTGAGGTACCCATACCTGTCCCGGAGAGTTTGAAGAAGCAAGTACAGAGCTTGCAGTACTTCACTATTTCGGATAAAGGTAATCTTCTCTGGAAGCCTGATGGGTCAGACGAGTGGCCTACTATAGTAATACCTGTTATGTATCAGGGGCGGATTGATCTTATAGTGCAGTTTGTTAACGGCTCGTACGGTATTTTGGACCACAAGACTGCTGCACAGTTTGGTCAGACTGAGCACTTAGACTTGGACACCCAAACACGAAGTTATGCTTGGGCGTTGAAGAAGATGCTTGGTTTGGATATCAGCACGATCATCTATAGTGAGTGGCGAAAGGCTATACCACATGAACCGGATGTGCTCAAGAACGGGTCGTTGTCGAAGAATAAGAATCAGAGGACTACAGTTGAAATGTATCGCAAGGCGATCGAGGAGCGCGGCCTTGACATTTCAGACTATGTGGAGTTTCTGTCCGCTCTACAAGCCAACCAGACGGACTACTTTAGACGAACAGAAGTAAGCTACAGTGAGCACGAACTGGCTGCTACTGAAGAAGCGATCTGTATGGAAGCCATCGACATGCTCGGTGACCCTTTTATCTACCCCAATCCAGACCGCTGGAACTGTAACGGATGTGCATTCAGGACTCCTTGCATCATGCGTCAAGAGGGTAACGACGAACAATGGCATCTCAACAATAGTTCGTTCTATGTGAAGCGTAGTCAACTAGTTGAAGTAAGCAATTAAATTGCCTACTTGATTTCCTATGGGTCCTCAAGATATAATTAGATCAACCTAAAAATACTCATAAGGATTGAAATTGACTACAACTGATATACATCATGTAGAGAAGCTTACACCTTTGAGCTTGGGCGGACTAAGAGTCGAGCCAGTCACAGAGACTCCTCTTAGGTTCAATCTCCTAATCTACGGTGACCCTGGGGTAGGAAAGACAGTACTAGCTGGCTCAGCTTGTGTTGTCCCAGAGATGTCACCAGTACTGCTGCTTGATATTGAGGGTGGTACTCTCTCACTTCGCAAACGCTACCCTGAAGTGGATACTGTACGCGTTAGTAACTGGGCTCAGCTTGTGCGAGTGTACGAGGCACTCAAGGAAGGTGAAGGTAAGGACTACTATCGAACGATCGTGATTGATAGCCTGACTGAGTCCCAGAAGGTCGGTATGGCTACGATCATGAAGCGTGCAGTAGAGAAGGATGAGGACCGTGATCCGGACCTCCCTGGCATTGGTGAGTGGGGTAAGAACACCAACCAGGTTCGAACTATGGTGCGAGCGTTTCGTGACTTACCTATGAATACGATCTTTACTTGCCTTGCTCAGACTGACAAGGACAAGAAGGGACGCTGGCTAACTCGTCCGTCGTTGTCAGGTAAGCTCGCAAGCGAAGTTAGTGGCTTCATGGATGTTGTTCTATATATGTACAACAAGGACAACGAAGACTCTAACTTGCCACCGCACCGACTTCTACTGTCACGTAAGACTGAGGAGGTGATTGCTAAGGACCGTACTGATAGACTGCCACCTGTTGTTGGAGGCGAAGATGTGCCAACGATTCAGATGCTGCATGACATCATGTTTAGCTAACCTGTTGGCAAACTGATTACCTACTTAGACCAAAGACTGTAAAAAGGAAGACGAACCAGATGAGTGATTTTACTCCTACCTTTGACCACGACGATGACGGCCCCTCTAGCGACGATATGACTCTGGACTTTAGCGGTGTTCAGAGCGCCACATTCGTTGCCAAGCCTGTTGGGTGGTACCTTTGTGCCATCACTGACTGGGAAGAGGTTGAAGTCGGACCCACCGCAAAGAAGCTGCCTGTGGGTACGAAGGGTACGAACTGGGAGTTCACTATCCAAGATGGTGAGTACGAAAGCAAGAAGCTTTGGACTCGGCACTACCATCACCCGACGACTCTTCCCTTCCTGAAGGGTATGCTCAAGTGCCTCGATGAATTTACTGAGGAGGAGCTCAATGGAGCGTTGAACATTAACGAGATTCGAGAGCGAGCCCTTGGATGTGATCTTCTCGTGAAGAACACCCACCGTACGTACGAGGGTGAGAAGCGTGACAACGTCGCAGGCTTCAAGAACAAGAGTGAGTACAAGGGAGCTAAGACTTCTGATTCACTCATGCCGTAGTTAGTCCAGCAGCCAGCCTAGGGCTGGGTCTAGACTGACTAAAAGATGTAGAGTGGCCACTAGGGTCGGCGACCGCCTCCGCTGGCTCGGTGGCCACTCTACTATCGAGCGAAGGGGAACACTTTGAAGTGACAGATCGACGTATTGGATTTCTACATTGGATCTTTGGTACTGAGACTGGTGTGCTAGCTGTAGGGTACAAGGTAGAGCGTACGGGAGCTTGGTTAGAGTCATTCTACAACTGGCCTGAAGATAAGAACTATGTCTCTGCGTTCGTCTATGAACGAGTAATGTCAGGTGATCTTTACTTTTGTGCTACCCTTCTGCGTAAGTCTAAGAGGACTAAGGACAACGTTACAACTTGTAGGGTAGTATGGGCAGACTTAGATGCTTGCCCACCTGAAGAGTTGTTATTGAAGCCTTCAGCTTTGTTACAAACGAGCACGGGGAAACACCAAGCCTATTGGCTACTTGATCGTAGCTATGATGCTATAGAGGTTGAGATAGTCAATAAGCGTCTGGCTTACTATCACGCTGATTCAGGATGTGATAAGAGTGGTTGGGATCTAACACAGTACCTTCGCCTGCCTGATACGAAGAACTGGAAGTACCCTCCTGACGTACACGATGTTCGAGTAGTTGAAACAGAACCAGAGTTAGTGTATAGTTTAGAGGACTTCAACGTCTATCCCGAGGTTGAGATATCAGAACTACAAGCTAGTGTCTCAACAACAAAGCCTGACCAAACAGCACTAGCTAGCATTAATCCGACTGAAACGCTGAATAAAATGTTGAGTAGTGTTCATCCTAGAACTTGGGCACTATTCAGTGACATGCCTACTAGTGATAGTTGGTCTGAAGATCTCTGGCAGCTTGAACTGAACTTGTTTAATGTAGGTCTCAGTCGTGAAGAGGTCTTTGTGATAGCTAGGGATGCTGCTTGTAACAAGTACATCAGAGACAAACGACCTAATGCCGATGAGCTTCTTTGGAAAGAGGTTCTGCGTGCTGAGGTACATGCTAACAACCAGACGTTAGCCTTTGCACATAACATTGAAGATGAAACTGAAGAAGCATTTTATGTGCCAAGGATTCCGATTATTACAGAAGAAGAAAGAGACTTCTGTAAAGGACGTATAACTCTAGTAGAGGAGTACATTAGTTGGGCAAAGACCGTTGGAGACGCAGCAGTTCAGTACCACGAGGCTGGAGCGTTCGTGATATTAAGTTCGCTGCTCGCTGGTTCTATTCGCTTGCACACTTCCTATGGACAGGTGATGCCGAATCTGTGGTTCATGATTCTGGCAGACACAACTCTGACCAGGAAGACAACAGCAATGGACCTAGCGATGGACATCCTCACGGAGATCGACCCCGACTGCGTACTAGCAACAGACGGGTCGATCGAGGGACTGATGCAGTCTCTCTCAGCACGACCAGGTCGAAGCTCCGTATTCTTACGTGATGAGTTCTCTGGTTTGTTAGACCAAGTATCAAAGCGTGACTACTACGCTGGTATGCTTGAGACAATGACCAAGCTTTACGACGGTAAGTTTCAGAAGAGAGTGCTTCGTAAGGAAACGATTACCGTTCGCGAACCATGTCTTATCCTTTTCACAGGAGGAATTAGAGAACGTATATATAGCCTCTTAGGCCAAGAGCACATTAATAGCGGCTTTATTCCTAGGTTTTGCTTTATTACTGCTGACTCAGATATAAGTCGCCTAAAACCATTGGGTCCAGCAACCGAACATACTCTCGAAGGTAGAGACGTTTTAATCGAACGTTTCCTCGATCTCTACTCATACTACAACTGTCCTGTGAATGACAAACACGGGCCGCAATCTGACGATGTTATAGACTTTAGAAAGACTAAGTGGAAGGTCGAACTGACACCAGAAGCTTGGGTGCGATACAATCAGATTGAGCAAGTGATGTTAGAGATTGGTTTGAAGTCAAGTGTGGACTATGCTCTAACACCTGTAATGGCTCGACTGTGTGGCTCAGGGCTGAAGGCAGCTATGTTGCTAGCAGCTAGTGAGAAGCTGGCACAAGATGTAATTGTAGTAGAGAAACATCATATAGTACAAGCCTTCTACTACGTAGAGCGTTGGAAGCAGCACGCACTTAACGTAGTTGCTAACGCTGGAAAGACTACCACAGAGAAAGAGTTAGAAAGGATCTACGCCTATATTCAAGAGTACCCTGGAGTGACTCGTAGTAAGGTTATGCAGAAGCACGCTTTGACTGCGAGGTCAGCTGATGCTGCGTTTGCAACCTTACTTCAGAGAGCTCTTGTCAGAGTAGAAAAGCCTAAAGGAAAGCAAGAAGTGTACTATCCACTTCGGGCAACAAGAACTACTAAGGTGGAAAATGTCTGACGCAATCGTTATTGCTTCTGGTGGTATGGACAGTGCGACAGCATTGTTCTGGAGTCGTAGATATCAAACCGAGAGCCCTCTGGTGTTGTCTTTCGATTACGGACAGCGACACGTTAAGGAACTTAGCTTCGCTGCTGAGATGTGTGAGCACTTAGGTCTCGAGCACCAAGTCGTTGACCTTACAGGCCTGCAGCCTCTTATCGCCACTAGTGTACTGACCGACCATACTACTGAAGTGCCTGAAGGGCATTATGCCCAAGAGAATATGAAGCAGACGGTGGTTCCAAACCGTAACATGATTATGCTAAGTATCGCCACGGGGGTAGCAGTCGCAAGGAACTCGCATTCTGTTATCGTTGGAGTGCACGCGGGAGATCATCCTGTGTATCCAGACTGTAGAGAGGGATTCATTATCGACTTCGAATTGGCAGCACATACAGCCAATGAAGGGTTTCTAAAGGAAAACTTCCGTGTGATTGCTCCTTTTGTTCTTATGTCTAAGGCTGAGATCGTTGAGTTAGGTGACGACCTTGGTGTGCCTTGGGAGCTAACGTGGAGCTGTTACAAGGGTGGACAGCATCACTGCGGTCGTTGTGCTACTTGTGTTGAACGTCTCGAAGCTTTTGACATCGCTGAGATTGATGACCCAACCCTCTATGAGGACAAAGAGTACTGGAGAACTGTTGTCAACTCCTAATGCGCCTGATTGGGAAGATTATGTCAACTTCCTTAAGTGCTTCTTCTTAATGTTTCTAATCGCAACATTTTGGGTTTGGCTTTGGAAGGTGTTGGTCTTTGCGTAGCTTCACTATTAGCAAGTCGATTGAATTCGATGCTGGACATCGTGTTCCGAACCACCATTCGAAATGTAAGAGTCCTCACGGGCATCGTTACAAGGTCGAAGTGTTCTTAACTGGAGATCTAGTTGAGACTACTACTGGAGCAGCTTCAGACGAAGGTATGGTAGCTGACTTCGGTGACCTCAAGAACCTAATGACGACTCACATTCATGACAAGCTTGATCATGCATTCATTGTCTATGAAGGTGATGAAAAGATGTTGGATGCTTTTCAACTTACATGTTACTGTCCTGAGGGTGGAATCGCTAGAGAGTGGGCATCGCCTCTAGCAGATGTGTTCGACTGGAAGCTTGTTGTCTTCCCTTATATTCCTACTGCAGAGAACATTGCTAAGTGGTGTTGGGAAGCTTTACTAACGCCTATCAAGAACTCTTTCGACACTTACAGCCTGTTCTTAGACTTCGTTAAAGTTTGGGAGACACCTACCAGCATGGCTATGTACCGTGGTGGCTACTAATGAAACACACTACTAGTACAGCACAATGGATCGCTAACAAGCTGCCTAAGATAGTTGTATACTGGGTCCTAGTAAGGGTCGCAGGGTGGAACAATAGCGGCCTTACTTTAAAGGAAGCTATCCGAAAGGTAGGAAGGGACCTCGATGGATCACGAAAGAACTACAGCGAGGTGGAAGATTATTCAAGCAGCGAACAAGTACAAGCTGAGGATGAGATTTCGTCCTCGCCTCTTTGGCATGAAGCAGATTCACCAGGCCGTTTTCATTTGTAGGCAGCGTAAGCTGGTGAAGCCGGAACTACTCGAGCAGGCAGGTTTCAATGGTACTAAGGCTAAGTGAGCTGTACACTTCGATTCAAGGAGAAGGGCCTAATGTCGGACTGCCGACGCAGTTCGTTCGCTTTGCTGGGTGCAACCTTAGGTGTCCTGGTTGGCCTTGCGATACTCCACATGCTATTGATCCCGCGATCTGGAGACACGAGTCTCAAAAACTAACACCGAGTGAACTCTATGAGATGTTGGAAGAATGGCCCCGTGCTATTACTCTCACAGGAGGGGAACCGTTCCTTCAGAATAATGAAGCACTCGAGGAGTTTTGTCTAGTAGTTAAGCAGAACGGTTACTCTATTGAGTGCTTCACTAATGGTACGTTCTTGTTGCCAATGACAGCGAACATTGATTACATTTTGGATTGGAAAGTTAAGGGATCAGGAGAACGTCTTACGACGCAGCAACATGAAGCACGTAAGGCTAATGTGTTGAGGATGTGTATCAGAGATGCAGTTAAATTCACTGTGGCAGACGAATTTGATTTGCTCGAGTCACACGCTACGTATGATCTCCTAAGAAGCCAGGGAGCAATTTGTCAGTTCTTCGTTGGAGGTGTTTGGGGTAAGATTGAAGATGTTGTTATTGTGAACTATATCGAAGAGAACAAACTCGACTGGCGATTGAACGTCCAGCTACATAAGCATATCTGGCCTGCGGAGGCTCGAGGTGTCTGAATCTCCCGAGTACTATATGTCTAGGACGCTCGAGGCTATATTTCCTGGGCGTGACTTTGATGGAGCTGAGCAGCACCTAGCTGAGACTCCTTCAAGGTTCGTTCGTATGCTGAAAGAGCTAACCACCCCTTGTGACATCAACTGGAAGACTTTCCGATCAACCTCTGATGAGATGATTGTTGTTAGTCCAATTCCTTTTGTTAGTGTTTGTGCTCACCACTTACTTCCGTTCGTTGGAGTTGCTCACGTAGGGTATGTACCTAGGGGTAGAATCTGTGGCATCTCTAAGTTGGCTAGGGTAGTTAAGCACTACGCAGCTGACTTACAAGTTCAAGAGGAGCTTACTACAGAAGTAGCAAACTATATCAACGAGGCATTAACGTTTGCTGGCCCAGGTGAAAGGAGTTACGATCACCCCATCGGCGTGGCAGTGGTAATGGAAGCTGACCATATGTGTATGAGCACTCGAGGTGTGAAGGTTTCTGGAGCTCGAACTATTACCAGTTGCATGCTTGGAGCCTTTGCTGACCATAACAGACAAGCACGCACAGAGTTCCTTCAACTGATCGGAAAGGGTTAAGTATGCATGTACCTCAAGAGCAAGTGCGAGACTTTCATAGGGCTTGTAATCTACGTCGACCTGAGTATCCAGACATTGATTGGAGGGACCTACAAAACTTTCAATGTGATTTAATCCTCGAAGAGTATGAAGAGCTTTACGGAGCTATCAAGGCACGCGACTCCGCAGGTGTTATAAGAGAGATGTGTGACCTATTGTATGTTGTGTATGGTGCAGCTGTTGCTATTGGAGTTGACTTAGAGCCCTTCTTCGAAGAAGTGCACAGGGCGAACATGGAGAAGACCCAAGGTCCTAAGAGGAGCGATGGAAAGCAACTGAAGCCCCTAAATTGGAGACCACCAGATACTGGACAGGTTCTTAAAGATGTCTATGAGATGGAACCTTACATCCTAGACACCAACGGGTTCGATAAGTAGGAGGTTGTCATGAGTGTAATTGCAACGTCTCCACCATCGATGACAATAATGGCTGAGAGCTTAGACGGTGAGCTTGTAGAGATCAAGCTTGATGAAGGTGACTTCAGTCGTGATCGCATTGATGTAATCTACAGCTTAGGAGTAGGAGGTGAAGTCTGTGCAGCTAAGGGAGATTGTCGAGACGGTGCAGCTGCGATGTTTCCCGAACCTCCTGTCATCCCGCCAGACGGTAAAGTGATTGCTCAGATCCGAGTGAAGGCCGAATCAACCTTCGTCACTGATTTCGACATCACTAACATTGAGGAAGGAGTCGCCCGTACAGGAGAAGTACCAGCTATTGCAAATGTGATCTACCTAGACCCTACAGATCCATTTGACAGACTTATCATTCCTATGGTTGAGATGAACCGCAAGAAGCGTGCTGACTATGCTACGCAAGGTAATCTCTTTGCTAACTTTGATAGGAACGCAGAGATGATGAACATGCCTGGCTATACAGCACTTGAAGATTGTTTGTCAATGGTTGGTAGGAAGTTCAATAGGATTACCAATCTTCGAGGACGACCGCCTAAGAATGAGACTGTGTTAGATAGCTTTCTCGACCTCGCTGTGTACGGTGTGTTAGCCTACGGGCTGGCAATGCGAGAGGCTGAGCAGCAGAGATCATGAAAGTACCTACAGTAGTGATTGCCCAGAACTGGAACGCATTTGACTACTGGTGTAGTAGGAACGGTATATCTCCTACTGATCGAGTAGCTGCTATACCCTTGATTAGTTATACAGACCGTTATCGCCTGTCTGGCAAAGATCTCACAGGAGCGAGGGTAGTGAAAGTAGGAACTATTAATGAGTTCAATTTGAGTGCGTTCACGAAGGAACTTAATGCGCGAGGAGTAACGTTCTGATGGATGTAGCTTTCATCACACCGATTGGGCTCCTAGAAGATATGTACGACTACGAGTTCTGGCGACCATACCATATGATCCTGCCTGAGCAAGTAGACAATAAAATGTACCGAGAGTTCTACAAGACTGCTTATCACGACAACACTTTTAAGATCCTCGATAACGGTGCTGCGGAGTATTGGCAGTTAGAAGATGCGGACCTCATTAAGCTTGCTTTTGAGTTCCAAGTAAATGAGATCGTAGTTCCTGATGTTATGGGTGACGCACAAAGTACTGCAGGTAAGGTTGCAAGCTTTGCTTTCTACGCCGCACAGCATGCCGACTTGTTTAGTTACATGGGTGTAGTGCAAGGCAAGACGGTTGAGGAGTTGAAGGACTGTCTCGCATTGTATATCAAGCTTCCGTGGATTACTACAATTGGTTTCCCTCGCTGCTTGCAACAGTTAGGTAAAGATACACGTGTACAAATGATCGAAGCATTTCAAGATGTGATTACTTCCACAGGTAAAGCTATTCACTGTCTTGGAGCAACTCAAGATCCGTTAGAGGTGTTGAAGCTTCGTAAGTTGAAGGTACGTAGTATCGATACCTGTATGCCTATTGACTTTGCTATTGCAGGTATTTCACTAGAGCAAATTACTGACCCTGACAACATCTTACGGTACATGGGTAGGCATGAGAACTTCTTTGAGTGGACACCTAAGATAGAAAATTATAGTCTGGTTGTCGACAACTGTGCAACGTATGCGGAGTGGGCTGATGCCGTATGATCAGAAAGTTGTAGTAGCTTTTGATTACAAAGAGTTCGCGAGTAAATGTGAGGAACTTGGTTTACGACCCCACTCGCAGTCTGTACTCTTTGTTTGTACTGACAATTATCACAACACTGTAGCGGTGCTATCAGGACGTAAATTCAAACGTGACCAAGTAGTTTACTGTGGTCAACACTTGAATGGTAGACACAAAGCTCGAGTGTTAGCAATGTTGGAGGCTCACATTGTCAACTGAGCGTAAACACCCATTAGCAAGATGTGAGGAATGTCCTTGGAAGGAGCATAGTACTTATGCTGGTGAATCAGGACCGGAAGACGCTAGTCTACTTGTCATCGGGGAGGCACCTGGGGCCCAAGAAGCTGAAGCTGGAACGCCATTCGTTGGAGCATCTGGTAAGCTTCTGGATAAGGTTTTGGCTCATCATGGACTTGACCGTAATGAAGTTAGATTCACCAACGTTGCTGCGTGTCATCCGCCCTTTGTACGTGGCCAGACTTCGGTGGCACCCACCAAAGAAGTCACTAGAGCGTGTGCTCCGAGACTACGTCACGAACTACAAGGCAGAGAGACTGTGCTCCTACTTGGGAACACTGCCAAGGAAGCTGTCCTGGAAACTCGTGAGCCGATCACGCGGGTGCGCCAAGGTCCTCCTCGAACCTTATTGGACTACCCTAACACGAGATTCATTGCAACAGTACATCCGGCAGCATGCCTACGCTCGAGTGATTCGTTTCCATCGCTCGTACGTGACGTCGGGAAGATAAAGAGCAAAACCTTCATCAAGTGGGAACCGCCTAAGTATGCTGTCTTCGACGAACCTGACCAAGCAACTCTTGCTCTCGGAGCAATCCTTGAGAAGGAAGGACCAATCACAGTCGACATCGAAGTCGGTGTTGACAAGGATCAGTCCTTCACTCACCCTAACCAACTGCTGTGCGTGGGGATCGGTTTCGCACCTAACAAGGCAGCTGTTATTGGAGGCCGAGCGCTACGAGACAGAGGAGTGCGTGAGACTCTCACAAGAGTCCTAAACTCTAAGAGGGTGATTTGTCATAATGGAAAGTTCGATTTGCAAGTCCTCATGCGTCTTGGATACATTACTCAACCTCGATTGTACGCAGACACGATGCTTGGGTCATACGTGCTTGATGAGAGACCTGGACAACATGGACTCAAAGGACTCGCTTCTGAAGTTCTTGGAGCTCCTGACTATGCATCTGACATCAAGAGATACCTTACTAAAGGTGATAGCTATTCTGTCATACCCAAACCCGTATTGTATCGATACAACGCCTTCGACGCAGCTCTCACCTACAATTTGTGGGATCAGCTTCGACAGCGACTTAACAAAGACGGACTCAGAGAAGTTCACGATCGACTGGTCACCTACAGCAACGAACTCATCTACGCAGAGCTTGATGGAGTGGCAGTTGATCCCGACCATCTGGACGTTCTTACAGACGAGTATATCGACACTCTTGATGCTCTCGAAAACCAGCTATCTAGGGTTGCTCAGAGGCATTTCAACCCAAGGTCGCCGAAGCAAGTCTTAGAAGTAATGTCTGAGTTGGGTATCCGAGCTACTACAACTGAGGCAGAGCTACTTCAACTGTTGTTTGAAAAGTCAAGACCTAACACACGCAGGCATGAGTTCCTACGGCTCATGTTGAAACACCGCAGAGAACAGAAGCTGTATGGGACGTACGTCAAGGGTACTCGAAAGCGTCTACTCGAAGACAGGGTATATCCGACATACTTGCTTCACGGTTCGGTTAGTGGCCGGCTGGCGTGTAGAAATCCGAACCTTCAAAATGTACCGCGCGAGTCCTCAATCCGGAGGCTCTTTGTCCCAGAAGATGGGAATATCTTTGTTCAGGGGGACTACGCGCAGGCTGAACTACGAGTTATCGCGTGCTACGCAAAGGATGAATATTTCAGAGGTGCCCTCTCCGATTCGTCCAGGGACATCCATGGAGAAGTTGCAGAGAGGTTCTATGGAAAAGGTTGGACAAAAGATCAACGAGTCAGAGCAAAAGCGGTTGTCTTCGGATTAGCCTATGGTAGAGAAGCTGCATCACTCGCGGCCGAGTTTCGTATCTCACAGGCAGAGGCTCAGCGATTCGTAGATGGCTTCTTTCAATTGATCCCAGATACAGTGAGGTGGAGAGAGGATGTTAAGAAAACTGTCTTCAGTAGTGGACAGGGTTTGCAAACACATTTTGGACGTAAGAGACGCTTCTGGCTCATTACTAGAGACAACAAGAAGGACGTTGAGAAAGAAGCTCTCAGCTTCCTACCGCAAAGCACAGCGAATGACATCTGCCTTTCTGCGTTGGTTCGTCTTCGACAGTCCTTTGGCGATAGTGTACACGCACCTCGAGTACGCATTCCGGTGCATGACTCCATTCTTGTTGAGTGTAGCATACGCGATCGTGATATGGTCGCTGCTACAATGCGGGACGTGATGAGTCGAACAGCTACAGAAGAGTTTAGTGACTTCGTACCATTCCCAGTGGACATCTCAGTTGGTGATTCTTGGGGAACCCTTAAGGAGCAAGAACTATAATGGGTGACTTAGGTGACATGCTTAACGCTAACGCTGGCCGTACTAGCATTGTCTATATGCTAGGTGCTAGTGTTGTTCCAGGAGCGTTTATGGGCACCCTTGAGAATGGTGTAGAAGGTATCACAGATGTTGTTGAACTAGCTGCTGTAGGACAACTCATGAGTCCAGAAGGTTCACCAATAGTAGATGAGAACGACCAGGGGATCCAAACAGTTGTACGACTAGCTATTCCAAAGAGCATGGTTCCATACGTGCTAGAGTCTATCCATGACGCTTACCACGAAGGAATATAACTTTGGGAAGGGAAGCCAAGCCTCTCAACCATGAAGAACTAACTCCTCAAGGCTACGTTAGAGTCAAAACTGCAATCGGTGAGTGGCGCCTAAAACACCATATCATTGCTGAGCAGAAACTAGGAAGGCCTCTTGACACTAGCATGGAGCGTGTCGTCTTTCAAGACGGTGACCGCACCAACTTTAACTCAGAGAATCTATTGATAGTTCCCAAGAGAAACGGTCGTAAACAAAGGGCAGAAAAGATTAGAGAACAAATCAAAATACTACAACAAGAGCTCAGTGAGCTAGAAGCTAGTGATCACTAGGAACAGTAATTTGAACATAGTTCTTCATAGTTCTTTAAGCTCAAAAGATCTCCGCGTAATAACGGGCTTGGGGATTTAACTTCATTTTAAACTTTAGTTCACGTAAGTTTATAAAAGAAAGGATCTCTCAAAATGAGACCACCCACACGGCGTTGTGTTAGATGTGGGCAAGACAAACCAATGGAGGCCTACGGAGTACGTCGACGTGACTATGGGAAAGATGACCTAGAGTACGATATGGCTTCTCCTTGCTGCATTTCATGTAAGGAGAATAGAGTGGAAGCGTTCAGTAACCTATTTCCTTTAAGTGGGTATGTTGGAAGATGACTGGTCAAGCACTGCCTGTCAAGGTGATGTCGTTCGATCCTGGCAAGACTACAGGATGGTGTAAGCACTTTGTTTACGCAGAGGCTAAGAGATCGTTCACAGAGCGACATACTTCAGAGGGCGAACGCCATTGGGCCGGAGGACAGATCGGTCCGGATGAACACCACGACAAGCTGTACAACATGCTTGCTGTAGAAGACCCCAAGATCGTAGTGTGTGAGGCTTTTAACTACCAGATTAGGAAGCTCGACGGCGTACAGATGCCTGGAATCGAACTGATCTCTAGAGAGTACATTGGTGTCCTAAAGTTGTGGTGTCAATTGCGTAAGAAGCCATTCATACTTCAACAGCCTTCGATCCTTAGCATTGAGTGGTGTAAGGACCCTGCTCTAGCAAAGTTGGGGATATATACAGCTGGCGAGCCACACCACAACGATGCGACTCGCCATATGCTGCATTTCATTGTCGATGAAAAAAATGGCTTAGGACGTAAAGACTATCTACGCCCTCTCAGGCACTAAGTAGGCTACAATAAACGTTAGCACTACAGTGAAAGACGAAGCTACCTCTGGAGGCACTTCTTTACCAACCACGGTGTTAATCAACCAAATCACTAAGATTGACAAAGCACCGGCCAGACCACCGCTAGTAACTTTCCTCGTAGGCGCTGGAGTGGGTTGATCCATCCTTGGGACCTCCTTACCTAGCTTATGTTACAAGTCAGCCCGTGACCCGTGGCTGTGATCTCACAGGAGTGGCTGCAGGAGCGAAGGTCACTTCGACGCGAGGTTGTGGAACAGGAATCTCGATCACAACGGGCGTGGGAACAACGGGTGGAGGTGGCGTAGTAGAAGTGGTAGTCGTTGACACATCAGGTGGCGGTGGGAGCTGCTCAGTAGTGCTAGTCGTAGTAGTCGACTCACACTGATACTCACACTCCTGCGGAGGTGGCTGGCAATCGTCCTCACAAGGAGGCGGTGGGCAAGCAGCAGCGACGCCAGCGATCGTAAGCACTGAAGCCACAATGCCAGAAACAATAGAAAACAGTCGAAACTTCATCTTGGGTCCTTTTCATGCTCCTGTGAGACGTGATACACGGGCCCGCGAGCCCAAGGATTCTAGCAGGGCCCGTGTATCACACTTTACGTACTACTTGGGCTTAGTACGAACTTCTACTGTAACGTTATAGCAGTTACAGTAGAGCGACCTCGATCATGCTAACCTTGACGTCCTCATCATGCTGGGGTGACAGCGTCACTTGCTTACTGATGGTAGTGCACACGGAGTCCACTTGAACAAATCCATCATCGATGTGCACATCCATCTCATCGCCTGGTGCGAACTCTGTGTAGAACGGTCCTCTGTTCCAGTCGATGCTGATTGTGAAGTTGCGCGCAGGAGTACCTCGTGCAGCAAGGTGATAATACCCCTTATCAACTAAAGTCTGCTGCACTGAGACATCCTTGTAAGTGATGACTGCATCGTAAGCAACTTCACTGCTAGCAGGAATGATAGTCGCTGTGACCATATCATCACCTTCACCAGCACCTACCATCACCAGACGCCCTGTGATCGGTTGCTGTCCACCGTCTAGGTCATACTTGACGATGTTGCTCCCGTCAGAGTCCTGTTCATAGGTGAGGTCGAAGTCGGTAGAGCGCCCAGTGCGAGGATAGGTTAGACGGAATCTACATTTTGGATCATCGCCATCGTAGTAGTATTCCTGAGCCCAACCGAATCCGTTGATACGAGCTGCAAAACCTTCAAACCAATCTCCAGCATACTTCTGCTCAAACACGGAGATCGTTTCGTCACGTAGGATACCTGACGGAGAACTGTAGATCACACTCAGACCTATATTACCATCACCTTGCTGTGTATGATCTACGACATCCGAAGCAATGTCAAATTGCTCTTTGTTTTCCCATTTAATGTCATTGCTGATAAACGTAGCATCGTCCATGTTTGAGTTGTCGTACACAACACGCTGACGCAGATACTCCATGAAGCCTAAGACTGGGATCTCGATGACACCTGTTCCTGATCGAGGTTGCACCTTACCTAGATAGCCTCCGAACCTAATGTCACCATCCTTTAAAACCCAGAGGCCATTGTTCCAGGAGTTGAAGTTCTCTTTCGTAGTCTTAGGGTGGTGGATGCGTGCAGTAGCTTGTCCTGAGCCAGGCTTGTTGTAGATATCAGTCCAGTGCATTGAAGACAACTCGACCTCATCAATCACCTTACCTGTCAGTAGGTTAGTGACGATGAACGTGTACTCACCTAGTATAGCCATGCTACACCCAATTCGGACTTCCTACAGAGTCTGCTAAGGGGAAGATAGCAGACGAAGTAAAGGCTGCTTCGTTAGGCATGTACACGTTAATGTTACCTGCTCCACCAGTTCGACGAGCGTCAATAACGAAGTCACCATTACCTGAGCCAGGAGTAACACCATGCAACCACTCAAACACACCTAACTGGATAGTACCTGCCGTAGTAGCTAATGCTGTAGTAGTTAAACCACTATTAACTTCTCTTAGACGAACCTCACCTGTGGTAGCAGCATCACTACCTACTTGAACAGCTACACGTAGCACGTCGTAGTATATTGAGATAGGATTAAGTCTGTGAGTTGTTACAAACGTACCGCTAGTAACAGGCGTGAACGAATTCGAAGGTACAAAAACAGCTTGCACTAATGGGTGAATAATGCCTTCTCTGTCAGAGCGAACCATGATCATGGGCTCACCATTGACGTCGTACATCACAAAGCCCTGAAACTCATTAGAGCCGTCTGAGAACCTACCAAACACAGTCATTAGGTTGTCATCAGAGTCTAGAAGTCGAACTCGTCCACCACGTGACGAAGAGAACGGTAGGGCAGGACTGTGCTCCAGGACTTTAAGTCTTCGTTCCATATCCTGGCGCCAAGCAGCAAACTCAGCTGCTCCACTTGCTGGAATAAGATCTCCCGTACTACTCATACTGGGCTCTACCTTCTATCACCTTGGGCTCAACTACAAGTGTTGTAAGATTCAGCTCGCCTCTCAATTGCCGGTTCTAGCTGGTGCAGTAGACTATCTAACTGTTCACCCAGAGCTACAACTTCAGGACGAGGCGTGCCAGGGTTTGGATTCGGTTGCAGAATGGCTACCACAAAGATCTTAGCGAACGTAGCTCCAATACGATCATTGATAGCATTCACTTCTGCTGAAATATCGAACCTACATTCTTGGGACTTTTTTAGTTCACCATTCTGTCTAACTAACCCTAACACCACTACCGACGTTATCAAGGCTGCTAGACCTAAAAGAAAGACACCAAAGTTACGCATGAACACGACAATGGTTAGCTTGTCAGGGATGACCTTCACCGGTCAGTTCCTCTCTAAGCTTCTTTAGCTCTATTGCCATGTCGAACTTGTCTTCCTGACACTTCCTAAACTGAGTTTCTAGTTCGTTGATCCTTGCGTCTTGTTGTGTTACTCTGACTCGTAGATCATTGTTTTCGTTGCTGAGAGTTCCCATGTGAGAACCCATTGTACCATATACTGCTTCAAAACGCTCTGTCTCAACTTTTCCTTCCTCAACCTTACGAAGCTGATAGGTTCCGTAGCCTGCTATTAAAGCACCTAACGAGCCTAGGATCGCACCAACAGTCGAAAGGATCTCAACCACTAGGAACTCACGCTCAACTTCTTGAACACAGCTTCAACGCCCGCAATCACCGTAGCGACGTCGAGGTTACCGCCTTCAGGCAGCTCGGCCACAACCTCAGCAGCAATGGCTGCAGGAGTAGCATTCTTTTCCAACCAAACCAAGATTTGGTTACGTGAACTAATAACTTCTTGACGAGTCTGCTCTTCCCTATTGAGGCCTACCTGAGACGCCCTAAGTGTGTCCCTACAAGTACCGGCCCAACTAGTCTGTCCTTCACCCGTGCCTTCATCAAGAACTGATCGAACCTGATCTCGGATTTGCTTCAATTCCTCTGCGTCGAACATATCAGCTCCTTGGGCTTCTGTGCGACCGATCCAAAATGCTACACGCTGACGAAAGAAATCAGCGTTCCATGGGCTCAAACTAAAGAAGTCTGTCTTACGTCCTGGGGCCCACTCAAAGTGTTGACAGCAGAAACCTGCATCATGCGAAGAGGTGGGTCCTTCTAACTGTGCAGCAGCTACCTTAGCAGCGATCTCTAACCGCTTAAGGTTTACAGGGCCAGTACCTACGTGCTCAACCTCGTGGCCACTCACTGACGTGTTGCCTGTGAGACCATTCCACGCGCCTGCGCCTGCATGGTTTGCTCTGCCTGCAGCAATAAGGTAGATCTTGTCATTGAAGTCTGGTTCACGTGATTGCATCGTTTGGCAAAGTGGTCCAGGTAGATCGGGCCTACCAAAGATGCACGTGTTTAGGCTCGGGGCAGTTCCACTAGCCGCTCCTGCTGTGTGATGATTAAGGTGACCTCGAGGACTGTAAGTAGAGTTGCCCCGGGTCTGCCAACCAGCAATCTCAACAACTATAAGGCCTTTGGCCGTTAGTCTATTTCTTAGTCCTACGTCATACATCACTGCTCCCAAAAAGAGCCATCCATGCCCCGCTTCGCGCCACAACTGCTACAGGGTCCTCGAAGTCTACGTCCGCAAAAAGTACGAGGGCATCGATCTCATCGTCTGAAGTGTTCTTCTCAGGGTCATCAAAGTTAAGAATGCACCCATCAAGGTTATCAGGCTCGTCAACCCGGTCCGTGTCTTGCATCTCACAGGCCCATCCTTTCGGTTTTGCCTTGTATTATCTTGGTCCGATATCTGTGATAGTGAAGTTTCGCTCTGTACCTGCACTGGCTAGCAACTGATGTGTACCTGAACCTGAAACACGGTTACCTACAACTTGTAGTGTCTTAGTACCTGCTGTAGGTTTCCACTCGAAGGTAGCTGACACACCAAGCTCAGAAGCCCCGCCAACTTGTGGCTCAGCGATGAGTATAGTATCACTGTCTGTGGTGTTGACAAAGTCTGTGTGCCATGCTGACAGAGCAGATAAGCCGATACGAGTATGAACGTTAACTGCATAGAGGCGATCTGATCGCACAACAACACCACTTAACACAAAGTCAGAAGCAACACCAGTTGCACGAGCTGTGTCGTCACTGTTCTGCTGATCTTCGGCAATCTTACCCCAGGCAGTGTTCCAAGGGGGAAGCCACTCAGTACCACTCCAGTAGAGAGTGTTCTTAGTATTTGTCTCGTAGATCTCCTGGCCCGTATATGGAGAGCTTGGGCGAGTAGAAGAGGTACAGATTGTCTTAGTACCAATTGGCGAAACGAATGTAGGCTGGTTGGCAATATTAGCATCAACAATTGACGTTGCTGCAGCTGGAACAGTAACATTAGCCAAGATGATATAGTTCGTGTATCCTAAGGCTACTAAGTCAGGAGCCGAAGGTGATGCTGCAGGCGTACCGTCAACAGCAACAAAGATAGCGTCGTTGTTCGCACCTGAATAGAATGCATCACGAACTTGAATAATGACACTAGTGATACGTGGGTTGCTAGGGTTTGAAGCACTAATAACAACGTTGGATACAGCATCATTGAATACGTAGTAGAACCCGTGCTGAGCAACCACTGACCCTGTGATTAGTGCACTACCGACAGCAACATCAACGCTCATGTTGGCCCCAGCACCTCGCTGGCTGACCTTCATGTTGTTGACCGCCATCACCCCAGGTCTGTTACCATAGATGTCTCTAAGTAACGTTCTGAACTGAATCGCATGCTGATCAGTGGTATCGTTCTCTTCGAACAAAGGTTGCTGTAATGCCATCTAAGACTCCCCGTAAAAGGCCCATCGCCAGTTGAATGTGACAGACGCTCCTGATACAGCACCGTTAGCAGAGAAACGAATGCTTGTAGTTGCACCTGGATCCAACTTAAACCACCTGGAAGCCTTGGTCAGGAATTGTCTGCGGTTAGCTGTACCATTCAGAAGAATTGTACGAGCAGCTGAATCGATGACTAACGTCTCGCCTCCTGGCACAGTTAGATTAGGTAGGTTGATTTCCTGCCCTGTGTCAGAACGTTCAAGCCTAGGACCTTCAATAGATCCAGCGATCGTTGCCGTCCAGTTAGCAGGAGCTGTGCCTCCGTTGAACAAGCCTGCTTCGTTACTTGATGATGCCCCAAAGTTGAGAGGGAAATCAATAGGAAACGTTAGGCCTGTAGTGTCAGGAGTTAAAGTAATAGACGTTGAGAACTGAGTAACCGTATAGTGCAGAGGATCAGAAGCCTCGAACCGAATAGCAGTTTCAGGAAACTTCAAAGCGAAGCGCCTATTAACTTCGAAGTTGTAATCAACTGGTCTACAACTGATCTGCAACTTCTGTGTAGAGCCCGGATGCCAAAAACAGAAGGGCAGTTCGTCTTGGGGATTAACACGTGGACCAAAAGCTTGCATCAGAGCACTTCGATTGGCAGCGAACGTATCGTCGTCCATAGGAGTGTAATCTAACTCAACTACGAACTGACGCTCAGGCAGATAGTGCTTACCTGGAACCGCTCCGTGGTTACCAAACCGGGGAAACGTTCCACTACGAACGGCAGGGAAGCCTAACAGTCCTTTAACGTTTTGTACAAAGAACTCAGTACCGCACCCAATCAGTAGACCGTTGTACTCATACTGATAGACTTGTGTGATAAGGTCTCCGGCAGTCACTCCTATACCCCCGTAGACACTGTAGTGTACCACCAGTCAAGGTCTTCAACGACCTTTTCGTCACTAACATTCAGGTTCTCTACGTAGATACCATTTCGAGGACCCTGTCCTTGCAATGCTAACATGTCAGCAGGACCAAGACTTGTGCCACCATACAACCCTGCATTAAGAGTCGTATCTGCCCCAAAGTTAGCCAGGTCGCTAGAGGCCCCCTTCAAGAAGACTTCAACATCCTTCCAACCCATTTCCATACCATCTCGGAGGCCCTGCATGATTAGTTGTCCGTTATTAACTAACAACCTCTTGTCGTAGTCTGCAGGGCCCTTCAGGTCAGCAATCTTGCCACCGAGATCACCAAGCCATCCTGTAATATCGTCCCACTTATCTTTCATACCCTCAAGCAGTCCTGAAAGGATATCCCAACCTGCGTCCCACAACCAGTCTACAGCATCCAAGAACAAATCTTTAATTGCACCTGGTAGTGTACCTATCCACGTCCAAAGGGCGTGCCAAATTGCTTGTAGACCATTCCACAAGCCTTGTAGGATATCCCAACCCTTTTGCCACAGTAGGCCAAGTACATCCCCAATAAAGCCTATAATGTTGGGCGCCAGGTTTGTGAAGAACAAGACTAGATTAGCCCACACATATTGTAATGCGGCCCAGATAGCGTCCCAAGCTGCTCCAAAGATGTCCTTAATGTTATTCCACGCCTCACCCCAATCACCTTGAATAATATTCAACACAAGCTGAATAAAGTTCGAGATGATTGTAAAGACCGATGAGATAATCTGGAATATGAAGTTCCAAGTAGCAACGATCACTTCAATAATGTAACTACCAAAGTGATCCCAAAGCGCTAGGATAAAACCTACAACAAATTCTACAGTGGCCTTGATCGAAGTGAACGCTACACCAAAGACAGCAACTAAGACACCTAACACCATTTGAAGGAAGTCCACGGCCATATTGAAGTTATCAACAACAATAGGCCATAGATCCATGAAGGCCCTAATGAATGGCTGAACCTGGTTCCACCATGTCTCGACAGCATACTTAATTCTGTTAAACAAAGAGACAGCAGTTTCACCAAACTCTTGTAGAACATCACCAACCTCTTTGGTGATAGTGTTCCACATATTCATAAACTCTTCACCGAATTTGTCATTGAACCAATGCCAAACTCCGACGAAGAACTGCCACACAGTATTAGCAGCACTCTTGATGCCATTCCAAGCATCAACAGCAGCATCACGAATCGTGTTCCAGATAGAGACTGCGTTACGTGTAATCCAGTCCCAGAAGTCTTGCATCAACTGCCAAGCTTCACCAGCCTTGGTCTTGACCCAATCCCAGGCCACACCAGCAGCGTGCTTAACAGTATCCCAGTGGATAACCAGCAAGACAATAATTGCAATGATAGCTGCAATTGCAACGATGACCAACCCAATAGTTAGCATCGCAGCAGTCATGCTTAGTCCGACTAACATCAACGCACCGACGAGCATAGCGAAGGCACCAACAACAGTTAGTACGACGCCAGCGATCACCATAAACGTTGATGTAAACAACGCAATCTTGATAATCAGGTCTTGAGTACCTTCACTAAGACCATGCCACCAATCAAGGAGCTTCTGAACTTGCTCCATTAGTCGTATCTTGACTGGGATGAGTTCCTCACCAATCTCAACCTTGAGGATCTCATACTGGTTCTTGAGAAGCTGAGCCTTCATCGCAGGCTCATCGAACATCGTCTGGTACGCACTACCTAGTGCACCAGATGCATCAGTCATCGACCCTGTGAGCTCATTCAACTGAGCAAAGTTGGGAATAGCTAGGTCGAAGAACCTACGAGCTTGAATGGTACCCTGACCAAAGATGTCCTCGAACATCTGCTTACGTTCAGGCTCAGCCATCTGAGCCCAACCTTGGTTGCTAGCCAGCTGACTAACAATATCGTTCATCTGTAAGAAGCGCCCACTAGCATCTCTTACAGTGATACCAAGGTCCTCAAGAGCTGTGAACTTATCAGGGTCGGCAAACAGCTCCATAGCTCGAGCTGCTGAGGTAGCTGCCATCTCCGTAGAGAGACCGTTCCGTGTAAGGAAGGCCATCATGCCAGCCAGTGTCTCAAAACTTTGCCCAGCTGCTACAGCTGCAGGGATAGCTCTACCTAGAGAAGTATTGAACTCCTCATAGGTACCAACACCCTTACGAACCAGCTGGAACTGAACATCCATGATATGGTTGACATCAGACACCGGCAGCTGGTACGCATTCATAATCGAAATCGTAGAGCGTGCCGCTGTCTGAATGTCCACCTGGCCTGCAACAGCAGACTTAGAAAACGCCTCGAGGAGGTCCTCAGCCTGTGCTGTGTTGACATTCATAGATGAGAAAATGTCATACAACGCTGTCTGCATTTGGTCAAAGGGTGCTGGGATCTCGCTAGCCACCCTCTTACCAATGTCAGCTACATCCTGTACGCTTACACCTACCTCATCTATCTGAGTTTTGGTAAGCGCTGCCTGCCTACTATACTCTATCGCTGCATCTGTGGCATCATTAAAAAATGCTAGTCCTGCAGCACCCACTGCTCCAAGAGTGACACCAATCCCTGTGAGAGCAGAACCAATGCCAAGCATCTGCTGACCAGTGATCTGGCTAGTCGACCCTAAGGCACCAATATTAGTTCCCACTTCACGAACAACACGAGACGCTACGTCTCTTGCTCTAATGACAAGAAGTAGTTCTCGTGTTCCTAAAGCCATTACCTTCCGGCTTTCGCTCGTGCTTGTGTCAACTTGGACTCCTGCTGCCTTTGCTCCATTTTTGCTTTCTCAGCAAAAGCACTAATGGCACCCATCAGACCATACATGATGTACGAATCTTGATCGAGTACACCACCAGGTCCAGGTAGCACATGGTAGGTCGAACACAATAGATGCAGTTCAATGAAGTAGGCTACTTCCGGATCCAAATCATTCTGCTTACCCCAAACTACAGCAGCTTGGATCCTATTTAGGAGTTTCCCTTTTGATCTTCTGGGCCTCCCTCATAGTTATTCATACCCTCGATCAGAGCATTAATCTCTTCTCCAATACGAGGATCTAGAGAATCAACATCTTGAGGATTCAAGAAGTTAAGAGTTCTTCCGTCAGCATCCTCAAGGTTGTGCTCAACAATGCAATGAGCGAACTCATACGCCACTACTTGCTGCTGGAGCAACTTGATGTCCATCTCAGACATCCTGTTACCTTCCATCTTAACAGCTTGCTGGGTAGCAGTCTGCTGGCGATGGAGCTTCTGTCCGTAAGACATACGACGTAGCACCACGTAGGCACCTTCACACGTCTTAAGGTCAAACTTCTCTGGGGCAGTACTAACGGTTGCAACTGGCATTTGATCTCCTTGGGCTAAGAT